AAATGGTTTCCATTTTATACATATCAACAAAAACACCCCAACCCCATTCAGTTTGATAAAATACTTCATTATCTTTTAACTTATCAGTTCTCCATAAACTTTCATTTGATGTTTTTGTTTTTCCGTAGTATTTTATTTCTCGTTTGTCGGTCAAAGAAAATTCAATCATTTCTCCATAACCATTCAGTTTAATCTTTTCTGGTAAATTCATATTTTTCATTTGTATAAAATTTTTGATACTAAATATAACAAAGAATATGTGTCATTAAAACGAACACATATACCCAACCGTTATAAAACATTTAAAGATTCATCATTTTTATAATTCCCTTTAGTATCATATCAGAACCATCCTAATTTATTTAATTCGTTAAGAAATGACCTAAAGTGTTTAATGCCATTTTCATTCATTTCTTCTAACGCTTCCTTGATTGAATCTGGGTTATTTTCATAAACACCTTTAATCCATTTCATATTATCCCAATATTCTTCTTCCAAAGGTTGGATAATATTTTTATTAGTAAACTTAATATCAAAACCTTCATAGAAAGTTTCATTATCATCTTTGTATGTTCTTATGGCTTCCCAAACATAGTCATCATTTTCACAATGAACACTTAATGATGTATGTATTTTTACATCAAGGAATTCAGGTTGTGGTTCAGTTTCTCTAACATACCAAACACCATCAATTTGTATTCTGTCTTTCATTTTCTTCTGTTTTTTCTAATAATTCTAATCCTTTTTTAATATCGTCATTATAATCCAAATAGTCAAGTTTAGGATTACAAGCATTTTCAACTAAAACTTCATATCCCATTAATATTCTTCCATAGATGTAAGATATATTGGAATGAAAATAATCAAAATAAAATTCGTAATTAAACCCATCTTTATCTTCACAATCTTTGATTATTTCTGTATAATCTTCATCGTCTTCCCAAACTTCTTTAAGTTTTTCCCATTCTTTACTATTGGTTGGGTCAATCCTACATAATTCTTCTGTGAATTGTAAGAAGTTTCTCAATTTATCAATGTGTTTCTGTGGGGCTTTGGCCATTCTCATATTATCCAATTTTTATCCAGTCTGTTGTATATTCATTTTTAAGGTGGTATAATCCTGGTTCAAACTTTTGAGTAACCAAGACTATTTGGAGAGCTGTTTCAAGTTCTCTGTGTATTCTTTCTGCTGAGTTTGTTGATGGTTCATCCCAACCTAATATTTCAGCAATATCACTTTCAACATCACTATTTCCGTATGGCCTTTTACAATCAATTGCTGGTGCTCCGTATTCACAGGTTCTCCATACAACATTAAGATTACTCAATAGTTTCAAGTGAGCATCAGTCATTTGAAATGTTTTACCTTTAAGTTCGTCCATTTGTTTTGCTTGTTCAAATAGTTCATCTAATGTTTTCCAATCAATTTCACATTGGTCTGGAGTACCATAGGATTCCAATTGTGATTTAAGCCATTTTAGTTGTATCATATCCCTTTTCTTTTTAATTCAGTAATTTCTTTATTTAAGTTTTCAATTAGTGGGATTAGTGCATTTAATCCACGTTCATATGCTTCAGATATTTTATGTTTAATTTGTTCAGCTTGCCATTTAGCACCTGCTATAAAAGAACCATAATTATCTCCACCTGTATCATCATTATTCGACCATTTATGCCCATTTGTTTCAAATACCCATTTTTCAGCTGCTTCTTCAAGAGTTTCTTTTTTAGGTTTAGCATAACATTCATCATCAGATTGAATAGTTTCAGCTCCACAGTACTTACAAATATGAAGTTCTTTTGGAATGATGATTTTGTAAATAAACTTATCAAAACCATAACTGTCAATTGTAATGTGTGAACCAAACTCATTTACAGGAATTAAATCAATCCCAATATACTCACAACTTGGATTCTTAACGTACCATTCTAAAAACTCATCATCAATAGCTTGAATACCATCTTTGATTAAGTCACCATCTGTTGTTAGGATGATTACATTTTGATTAGAAGAGTATTGAGCCCCACCTGAATTATAAGGTTTATTTAATACCTTATCTAAATACCATTGATTGATTCCTTCTTTAATCTCTTCATCAGAAGTGATGTATATGTGTTGATTGACGCATCTTTTATGTTTAGATAATTCACAATCTTCTTTACTAAACAATAATCTTTCACCATTGAGTAATGTTAACCTACTTGGTTTATCTGTTGGTAATACATATATGTTTTTCATATTATTTGTTTTTAACTTTATCAATCAATATATTAATTAGAACATCTTCAGCCTCCTCATAAGTTCCATAATAATCATCATAAATTTTATCTTTGAATCCCTCCCATATACAATATGTGAATATGTTTGTCATATCAAAACCCCCTTCAATGAGTCCAATGATATTATATTTCTCACGAAACCATCGTAGAACTTGTTGTTTGAGTGGTGCTAATAAGGAAAATTTATAACCAATATTTATTTCATCATCTAATCTATAAAATTCAGTTTTTTCAACAAATTTCCAATCTTTCCCATTTAATGTATAATAATACCCAAAACAAGGTTCATTAAATCCAATTTCTTTAAGTTGGAGTGCTTGTTCATAAGATACAAATAAGTTTTCCATTATGGTTTGTTTTTAACGATTTCAATTAATTTGTTGGTAAGGGAATTCTCGCATTCCTCATACGTATTGTATTTATGTCCCTCCCACCTATCATCTTCTGAGTTAATGTAGTATCTACACCAAGGATACATTCCTTCAATATACCCATGCAATTCATACTTCTCTCTGAACCATCGTAGAACTTGTTGTTTGAGTGGAGCTTGTAAAATATTATCTGATGTTGATTTTTTAGATTTTTCAATAAAAAGCATTTTTTCATCTACAAACCACCATCCAAAACAAGGTTCATTGAATCCTAGTTCTTTAAGTTCTAATGCTTGTTCGTATGATACGAATTGATTTTCCATATTAGTTTTGTTTAACTATTTCAATTAATTTGGTTATACAAGCATCTTCAGCTTCTTCGTAGGTATAAAAATAAGAATTATTAGATATAATTTCTCTTTTTACCATATCAGTATTCCATTTATTTATTTTATACCAATAACCTTTTTTTGTTCTTTTATCTTCTCTGAAAAAAACAATATCATATAATATATTATATTTTTCACGAAACCATTTGAAGACTTGGGTTTTGAGCGGTGCTGGAACATCTTTCATTACATCACAAAATTCTTTTGTCGAGGAATCATAGAATTGTAAATAGTTATCCCACCCTAAATCCATTCCAATTTCTTTAAGTTGGATTGATTGTTCATAAGATGAAAATAAATCTTTCATATTATTTTTGTTTAAGAATTTCAATTAATTTATTAATACAAGCATCTTCAGCTTCTTCTAAATTATCAAATAATAATTTGTCATCACAATTTTTAATTTTATATGAGTATTTTGTGTCAGTTTCTTTTGGGTCACTTATACTCAGTATCCAACTACTCAATCCTTGTTTTTCTATAAACCATACATAAACTTGTTGTTTGAGTGGTATTTCAACAAACCTATCATCAAACTTCTCTTTCATTATATCACCAATATCAACACCTTCAACATCAAGAACATCCATAAACTTCCACAAAATATGTCCGTTTGGATTACCAACTTTTAAACAAGGTTCATTAAATCCCAACTGTTTAAGTTGGAGTGCGTGTTCGTAAGATACAAATAAGTTTTCCATACTATTTTTGTTTTACTACTTCAATTAACTTGGATATACAAGCATCTTCAGCTTCTTCATAAGAATTATATCCTCTTTGTATAGGTTTATCAGCTCTTAAGAAGCCATCTTCAATAAAATAACTGATTAAAAAACCAAACGTCTTATTATCATCTACAAATATCTCACAATGATAATCATATTTCTCACGAAACCATTTTAAGACTTGTGATGATGTTGGCAATCCAATGTTCTCAGCCTTCTTTCCCCAAATTTGGGCACTCCATTCTTCATGACTATTTGTAATTGGACTTCTTTGTTCTGAATAACAATATCTGACATCTTCATCAGGTATATTGTACCAAGCCCAACAAAGTTCATCGAATCCCAGTTGTTTCAGTTCTAAAGCTTGAGTGTGTGTGATAAATTCCATTATTGTGTTTTTTTGTTAGGACAAAGATATGATTTAATCCTCAATTTCCAAAATGTAATTTGAGTTTTTGGTTGAAAATATTAATTTATTTCCATCTTTGGTGAATGAGGTAATTTCTGTGGTTAACCAAGTATAACTGAAATGATGGGGGTCAATCATAACTGACCTACCTTCAGCTGGTTCATCGTGTTTATTTGAAAATCTTCCATCTTCATCCCATTCAATGAATATCACTTGTTCACCTATTATGGTTTTATTGTCTCTTTCTCTGGTTAATCTGTACATTATATTAATTTTTCTAATTTTTCTTTAAGTTTTTTTATTTGTTGAAATAGTTTAATTCTAGTAAAGGTATCGGAGGAATTATCCCTTTTATCAGTTAACTTTTTAATTTCTAATTCAATTTTTTCTTTTTCAGTTTTCATTTTTATAATTTTTTGTAGTTAGGACAGGATTCGAACCTGTATTCTCAGATAATCATTTGTTCTCAGATTTTACTCCTCCAAACGAACTCCTTTCCTCCGGCGGATTACCAACTTCCAACCTAACTTTTTGTAGTCCTGACAGGATTCGAACCTGTATCTCAGATTAACCTGACACCCACTTTCAAAGTTAGCTACTCTTTGTAGTTAGGACTGAGAATCGTCTACTATTGCGTCTACCAATTCCGCCACAGGACTATTGTGTCACAAAATTACAATTTGATTTTCTTATTTCAAAATTTAATCAAAAATATATTTTCCCACCCATTCAGTTTTAATTAAAATTCCATTTTTTAAATACTCATCTTTAGTTTCAAACTCAAACCCAATAGGCATCTTTGGTTGTTGGAGGGATTTGATAAATTCAATAAAATCCCCTCCATACCAATTATTACCTTTATCTAATTGTCCTGCTTTAAAGGCCTCTCTCATATCCTCCTCTGTGTACTTATACTTCGCTTTGGCTTTGTTATAGCCTTGGAAAAATCCATGATAAACATCGTCTTGTGCAGTTTCATATATTGAATGATTTTTAGAATACTCTTCTGCCAACCTTTCAACATCATCTTCAATTGGTGGTAATAAATCTACACCATTGAGAGTGGAAGCCCCATTTAAAGGCAAATGGGCTATGATTTTTTTATGTAGTACATTATGAATGTCATTCAAAGTATCAATCTGTTCCAATCCTATTGTACCATCAAGGTATTTTTCTAATACAATATCTCCTATTTTAATCTGACTATCATCTACAACAAGTAGATAGTTGTTTGTTTTAATTATGTTGTGTTTCATACTCTATTAATTTTTTACAAAAATAGACACACCAATTGACATTTCCAAACAATAATCAAAAAATATTTTATTAGAACTTATGACTAACACCCAATGTTAAAGTCACACCAGGATTAACACTATTGAATACTTGTTTCTTAGCTTTATAGGAGTGATAAAAACTTTCAACTCTATCATTAAGAATATTTTGAACTCTAAAATCAATTGATGTATTCTTAATCTTTTGACTCACTGAAAGATTCAATGAATGGAATGATTCATCATAAACATCAGGAGATAAACCAGTTCCAACAATGGATAATGTTTGTCCTTTTACATTATAAAACAACCCAACATTCAACCCAATTTTATCGTTCTTATAAGATAATCCAGTATTGATTACAAATGGTGATTGTCCTGCCATAACTCTTGTATTGTCTATGTTCTCATTCAATCTCTCATATTGTTTTCTTGCTTGATATTCTGTCTCTGTCATCGTTATTTGTGACTTAACTAGTGTGACATTGGTATTGAAATAAAAGTTCTTTAGAAACGATTTTCTTAACTCAAATTCCAATCCATACACATCACCATTACCAACATTTCTTGGTTGATATTCAGTTGATGTTTGTTGTTCAGGTATTCTAACAAGTTCAATTGGATTATTGAAATGTTTATAAAACCCAGATATTGAATAGAAATCATTTTTATTTGATAACTCCCATCTTAAATCCAAGTTATCAATATTTGTTGATTTCAAATTTCCACCCCAAGTTCCATTATAAGTGAATAAACCGCCATTGAATATTCTATTTGTGATTGGGTCTAATATTTGAGCATAAGATAGTTCCTTGAATGATGGTCTTGCAATGGTTCTTGAATATGATGTTCTTAGATTTTGTTTTGGTGTTATTGAATATATGATATTTGTTGATGGGAATAGATTTATGGTTTCCATAACTTTATCATTAACCAAATTGTTTCCATTCACATCACCATTGGCATATCTTATATCTCTTCCTGTATGTCTTTGAATAAAGTATTCAGTTCTTAAACCCAAATTAATCTTTAACTTATTCTTAATGTTATAATCACCTGAAACATATACACCAAGATTATTAACATTTGATGAATATTGATTTGGATTTGGATTCACATTACCAGATTGAATATAAGTTCCATTGACATCAGATGGATATAAGTTATCAGTATTCATTACAAGGTTGGGGTTTGGTGATGCCCAAGATTGTGGTTTTGAAAACATCAATTCAAATAACTTGATTTCATAGTTTCTCAATTTATATACGTGAGATAACCCAAAGTTTAATTTGAAGTTTTCATATTCTTTATTTATATCAATCTTTGATTGGTTATTAAATTCACCCAAGTTTCTCCATATCCTTGATGGATTTCCCGCTTCACCAGATGAAAATGAATATGAACCATCATAACTAAATGGTGTCTTTCTAATGTCAGGGTCAATTGATGATGAATAAGTTGGGGACAATTTCCAATCAATATTCCATTTATTTATTTTATGTTTTCCATTTAATAACAAATTGGTTAATCCTCTTTGATTGTATTCAAGATTATATGATGTTGCTTCATAACCTGATTGTCCAACCGCTGATGAATTGTTTGATATATTGAACTTACCAGCTCTACTCTCACCACTCTGTAAATGAATTAGATTTAATTTGTATTTACTCTTACCTTTAACAAAATTGAATCCAATTAAACCACCCAATAGATTATTAATTTCAGTTAATTGACCTGATTGTTTTGTTGCATAAATCAAATCATATTGTGAGTTATCAGTTACCCTTTGGTATTCACCATACTTTACATCAGTATAAAATCTATAATCTGTTTTTTGATTTAATGATACAACATAACCAAACTTTTTATTTGTTCTTCCATAAGAAAATCCACCACCAAAATCCAAGAATGGCATACCATTTACACCACCCAATTCAGGATTCAAACTTCTTAATGTATTAACAATATTCTGTTGATGTTGTGCTGAACTTATACTTGATGGTTTATTAAATGGGGTTGGGATATAAATACTTCTTAGTTCATTTGGTAATCTTCTTATTCCACCATCAAATCCTAATATGTCAGTCATACTTCCTTTCTCACTAAAGAAATTATTATTGAAGTGGGTTTGATTATTGAAACCAATTGTTAGTGAGAATGAACCTTGTGGTGTTTCAGGTATATCTTTTGTTTCAATATTAATTAATCCACCAGTAAAATCTGCTGGTAATTCTGATGTAAAACTTTTTGATACGACAATATTATTTAATAAATTGGTGGGGAATATATCCATTTGGAGTGAGTTTCTATCAGGATCCAATCCTGGTATTTCAACTCCATTCATTATTGTCTTTGAATATCTATCACCCAATCCTCTAACATATACATATTTTCCATTATCTATTGATACACCTGTGACTCGTTTACTTGCTTCAACAGCATTACCATCACCTGTTGATTTCATTTTCTCAGAACTAATACCATCAACCATTGTGACTGATTTCATTTTCATATCAATCAAACCAATTTCATTTTTAACAATTCTGTCTGCGGTAATAACAACTTCACCAATTTCTAATACATCCTCTTTAAGTAAAATATCAGGTATGGTTGTTAATTCACCAACCAATACAATATCTTCTTGGATTTCTTTTTTATATGAGACATATGAAAACTCTAATGTAACAGTGTCTTTGTCTGAGTCTATTGTGAATATACCTTCAATGTCTGTTGTTGTTCCAACTGAAGTTTCTTTAATTATAACTGTAACACCAATTAATGGTTCTTTTGTGTTTTCATCAACAACTTTACCAATGATTGTAAATTGTGAAAAGGATTTAAATGATAATAGGAGTAATAGGACTAGAAAGATATTTTTCATACTTATGGTTTTGACAAATCATAAATAGGAAAAATAGTTGAGATAGTAAAATGTTTTGTATTAACTTATTGTTAAGTTATTAAAATGCCATTACATCAAAATGGACTAGTTCTCCATTTATTTGTCCAATGTTTTCTCCGTGTAAATCTTTTGTTGCAATATCGTTAGCTTCCAACTTCAATAATAATTCTCTGTATTTCTCTATATACTCTATCAGTTCATCATAGGTAATATTTACACTCGAAACTGGTTTTTCCCTTTTTGGAATGTAATAATTACTCTCGTCTTCATCATCAAACTCTTCATCTTCCTCATCATCTTCATCACTACTATAATAACCACTAATACCAATTGGTGGGATTTCATCTTCAGGTTCAGGACTTTCCAATCTATCAACCAAATTATCCAAAAACTCTTCATCATAATCATCCCAAAAATCAGAGTCAGAATAATTCGCACCCATATAAAACATTGTTGTGTAAATGTCTTTTTCTATTTTTGAAATTGGTTTTGCTTTATCCATTAGAATACCATAAATGTTATATTCAGGATAATATTCATAATCATAATAATTTACAATACCAGGTATTTCTTTTCCTACTATTTTTTCAATTCCTTTTATTTCATCTTCGTCTTGGGTGAGTTTCAATATTTTTGTACCATCAGCTACAAATGCAATACCATAATATCCTCTACCAGCATATGAAATTTTATTAATTCCAAATTTTTTTGATAAGTCATTAACAATATCTTTGATGTCTGCTCCATCAAGTCCTTGTTTTATTTTTTTAATACCTCTTTCTGTATTTGATAGAACATCAGTTTTCCAATCTTTTCGTAATTTCTTTACATTTCTTATATCACCGAAATTACCTAATTGTTCATTAAGTATTTTATACTGACTTTCTGTTATTATTATTTTCATATTATATTTCGTTTAATCTACCCATTAAATTTTCATTATAATCATTTTTATTTATATCAGGATCAAAGTCTCTGAATCTTGGTTTTGGTATATCAATATTTCCTTCGCTTAATAATTCATTAAATACACAACTAGGATTATCATAACAATTCTCATAATATTCATCAAGAGTGTCCTCATCCATCCTACTAGTATAATCTTTCAAATCAATTTGTATTTTAATTGTTTCATTACTGAATTCAATAACATTTCCATATTCTTCTAAAGCTGATTTTAAGGTGTCTCTTAAATAATCAATATATTCATTTATTCCAACATCATTTGCTGCATTAGTGATAGCATTACGGATATCATAGTTATTATCATATTCTTCTATTTTGTCTTCCAAAGACATATCTTCATCAACTTCATCACCAATCTTACTAATCCATTCGTCAATAATTGACCCAATTAATTTTTCGTTTTCAGGATTTACAATATAAAATATTGACTTCCAATCATATCCAAAGTCTGTATCCCAAACTGATTCCCAAATATCATCAGACATTATTTTTTCATACCAACTTTCTCTTCTAACTATCTCTTTACCCTCTCTATTTTTATATCTACGAGTTGAATAAGTATCATCTTGCAAATATGTTCCAAGCTCATTTGGTGATAGTTCCAAAACAAATTTTGTTTGGGGAGGTTCAACATCAATAATACCCATCTCACCCAACTTTCTTTTTAAACCTCTTGTATTAAATAATTCAGGTCTATCGTTATATATTTTTCTAATTGTTGCATCAGGTAAATCAGATAACTTGAAATCTTGGTTAGAAGCATATTCACTTCCAAATCCTTTAATTAGATAATCTCCATCATCTTCATAATAAAATAAAGGTTCAATATATTGGTGATATTCTTCTTTTGGTTTTGAGTTCTTAGGTCCTTTTAATTGATATAATATTCCATCAGTATCAATAGCAGCAGTTAAATGACTTCTATTTAACTTATATTTTCCACCAGGTAAAACTCTATCACTTCTTAATGAATATAGATAACCATATGAACTTCTTCCACAATGTCCCATTCTTTCACATTCTTCAGTTGAACTTTTAACATTAAGGTCAGCCCAATAATATCCTTCACCATCTTCATTTCTAAAATCAATTAGGATTGGAGCATTTTCAATATAATTTATTGCACCATTACCAATATTTAAACTATCGTGCCATTCTTTAGCTTTCTTGTAAATGTTCGGTTCACCTCTTTTAATTTCAAACATAGGTAAATCTTCTAAACTACTTCTATTACCATTTAGACCAACTATTATATAATCCATAATTGATGATAAAACCATTCTAGTAGTGTGTGGGCTATGTTCTTGATTAAGTCTGTTCTTTGCAAATTCTATTAAATCTTTTTTAGGTACATCAGGTTCTGCTATACTCGCTCCCAAGTCATAATAATATTTAAGAAACTTATTGGCCAACCATACAGATAATTTTCTTCCAACTTCATCAAACACTTGAGCTAACGATTCTTTTATCCCCAACTTATCCATTATGATTTCTTTTTTGGATTCATTCAACAATCCAAAATTATCATTATATTCCTTTAATAAATTTAGGATTTTTTTGTGGTAATATTTTTCTTTTAATTCCATAATTGGTATCTTTCAATATAATTTAATCTGTCATTTAGTTCTTCATTAAATCGGTCATTATCAATATCAACTTCATCTATATCAGGTCTTCTCCACCAAGGTCTTGATATAATGTCTGTTTCAACTAATTCTCTGAATACATCGGAGGTATATAATTCACCATAGGATCCTTCTGTTTTATCATATACTTCAATAACTTCTGGGTCATCAATATCAACAAGTTCTCCAATATCACCTTCTATTGAAATTCCATATTTATTAGCACTAGCCCCACCATAACCTTCAAGTGTAGTTATTAAAGATTCTTTTAATTTACTAATTGCCGAATCTTTTATACTATACATATAACTAATATCATAACAATCGTAAATGTCATTTATAATCATTATTTTTTCATTATCAATTTGTCTCATTAAATGAGCTAGTCTAGATATTTGTAAACTCCATTCTGTAATCTTCTCAACTTCTTCCAATTGTTTTAATTGTTCTTCAGTTGGTTTCATCATTTTTAATAATCTTATAATATGTGACCTTAATCCAGCATAAACATTTTCTTTTAAAACTTTTTCTAATGATGGTTGTTCATAACTAGGTAATGAATATTCTCTTTCAATCCATTCATCTAATTCATCTATTTTGTTGGGATTAAAAAGAGCCTCAGATAAGTATGTATTCACGGTATAATTTGACCCATAATTAGTTCTTTGTTTTCGTGTGTGGATTACTTCATCGTTATCTATATAATGATTTATATATTCAAACTCTATTTCTACATCAAAATCTGTTGGTAGTGGTTCAACTTCTATTTCAATTCCCAATTCAGCCATTTTACTTTTTAACCCTCTTGATTTGAATATTTCAGGTCTAATTTCATACAAATCTTTGAGAGTCTGTATTGGTAAATCTTCTAATTTGAAATCTTGTTGTGAGGCATATTCAGTTCCAAATCCTTTGATGAAATAATCATCATATTTATCTTGTAAATCAAATAAAGGTAAAATGAATTTATGATATTCTTCTTTTGGTTTTGAGTTCTTAGGTCCTTTTAATTGGTATATTATCCCATCATTACTTATTGATGCTGTTAAATGACTATCATTAACCTTATACTTTCCATCTGGTGTAAATCTATAACTTCTTAATGAATATAATTTACCTGAAGAACTTCTTCCACAATGTCCCATCCTTTCACACTCTTCGGTAGAATTATTCGTTTGTAGGTCTGCCCAGTAATACCCTATACCATTCTCATTTCTAAAATCAATTAGGATTGGATTGTTTTCAATATAATTTATCTTACTATCACCAATATTTAAACTATCGTGCCATTCTTTGGATTTCTCTTTAATTTGTTCAAAAGTTAAATTAACCAAAGATGATTTATTTCTATTTAATCCATTAATAAAATAATCCATAATGGAATTTAAATCCTGTCTTAATTGTGACGTTGGATTTAATTCTTTTGCCACACGTTCTTTGGGCATACTAGTAAGTTTTTGAAAACTATCAATCACTTTATTAGCAAAAAAAGTAGATAACCCACCAGCAATTGAATCAAACATTTGAGCTGTTTCAGGTTTTAATCCAGTTTTGTTAATTAGTATTTCTAATTTTGATTTGGCCTCAGTAAGAATATCACTATGTTTGGAGTTATATTCTTTTAATAGTTTTATAATCTTGTTTTGATGATAAATTTCATTCATTGAATCTTTTTTAATTATTTGTTCCAATTTATTCAATTGTCTATATAGTCTCTTGTTGAATATTTCAACATTAATTTCTATTTCACTTACACTAGGTTTTTCCCAAATAGGTTTTTCAAGTAGGTCAGATTTCACTATCATATCAACAACACTATCCATATAAAACTCATCAAAATCCTCTTCAACTTTATTATAAATTTCAATAATATTAGGATTATTTATATCAACTATTTGACTAAGGTCACCCATTATTTTAATTTCTTCGTGTCGCGTATCATTGATGATTGAACCATAATGTTCAAGAGTTTGAATTAACCTTGGATAATAATCCTCATATAATGGTTCAATTAATACTTCCCTATATATTGTAAATATTTCAGTACTAATATCACTACCTGCTTCAGTGTGTTCAATTAATACTGGTAATGATGCTTGATCGAATTTTAATTTTTCGTCAATTGGAACTTCAAGCATAATAATTTGTCTCATATAATCTTTGAGTTCCTCACTAACATATTTTTCCAAAATATCCTCAGCGTAAATATTGCCGTGAATGTCAATATAATTTTCCAATGATTCATAATCACCAGACAAAATAATCTCAGATAAATAAATAGTTTTAGTCCAATAATTACGGACAACATCAAACCCAGATTCATCGCCTTGAATATATTTGGTTATCTCCCCATATGGAATAGATATATCAAAATCTGTTGGTAATGGGTCAACTTCTATTTCAATTCCAAATTCAGCCATTTTACTTTGTAATGTTCTTGATTTGAATATTTTAGGTCTTACCCTATATAAATCTTTGAGTGTCTCCATTGGTAAATCTTCCAATTTGAAATCCTCTTGTGTTGCGTATTCTGTTCCAAACCCTTGAATCAAATATTCATCATCCTCATCTTTAACATCAAATAATGGTAAAATATATCTATGATATTTTTCACTTGGTTTTGAATTTTTTGGACCTTTTAATTGATATAATTTTCCATTATCACCAATTGATGCGGTTAAATGGCTTTTATTAACCTTGTATTTTCCATTTTGTTGATAACTTCTTAATGAATATAAACTACCTAAACTACTTCTTCCACAATGACCCATTCTCTCACATTCTTCTTTGGAGTCTTTAGTTCTTAAATCAACCCAATAATATCCATTACCATCTTCATCTCTAAAATCAATTATGATTGGATTTTTTTCAATATAATTTATTTTTCCACTACCTATATTTAAACTTCTATGCCATTCATCGGCTTTACCAATAATTTCAGTAAGTGTTAAATTATCTAATGAAGATTTATTTCCACCTAACTCACGTATAATATAATCCATAATTCTTGACAATACTTGAGTCAATGAATTAATTGGTTCTTGATTTAATTGAGTTTTAGCCCAAGTTTCAAAAACTTCTTCAGGTACTTTTTCTCTAGTTAAAGTTTTAGCTTTATTAATGTAATGTCGTAAGTAAACATCTCTAACTAACCAAATAGATAGTTTTTTTCCTATTTCATCAAATACTTTTGCAACATCCTCTTTTAATCCAAATTTGTTCATTAGGATTTCCTTCTTGGATTCATTCAACAATCCAAAATTATCATTATATTCCTTTAATAATTGTATTATTTTCTTTTGATTAATTAATGACATAATATTTTTTCTATAAACTATAAATATTAAACATCCAACCTTTATGTTCAAATTTAAAAAATAATTCAAAACTGATGTAGGTCATAAAACACCCCTTTTAAGGTCATTGTTTTCTGGAGGATTGATGTGTATATATTGGTATAGAAAATAATTAAAAAACAAATTTAAAAAAACAATTATGAAAAATTTATTCGTTATCTCAATCGCACTAATCACATCTTTACTTTTTGTTCAATGCAAAAAAACTGAAATTCTTCCAACAGAAGTTATTGGAACTGAAAAATCATTAACTAATGATGTTCTCAATAGAACTACTTGGGAAGTTTTATCTATAGACTCTGACCCTAACTCAGTTGAATTATCTTGGTCAAGTAGATATCCAAAATTCACATTCAATGATGGTATTGTTGAAATGACATTGGGTCAAAATACTTGTTCAAAACAATATGTTAATGATGAGAATAAACTAGAAATCATCACCACATCAACTTGTTATATTGCAAATCATAATAATGTTAGTTTATATAACTTATTCAATGGAACATTTGAAATACGTTCATCTCACTCAAACCCTGATGAACTATTTGTGAAAAGTATAAGTGGAACAATTATAGTTCTTAGAAAAACAAATACTTTATCAACCGCACCAGTAAGTACAATAAACATTAACTAATAAAAAAACCCTCAATTAAGAGGGTTTTTTTTATTTCAAGTATTTTAGTTTATATATTGTTTGATTTAAAAGTGTGCAGACATTATCAATTTCATTCTGTAACCAACTATCTTTACAACAATCTCTAAGTTTGGTTACTTTTTCACAAACATTATGAAAGAAAGATACAGTTGATTCATTACCTTTATATTCAACTAAAGGATAGTTTTTATAACCTTTAACAATACCATATTTACCTTGATACGATTCTGTAATACTATCTATGAGACCAACAATTCCATCATAATAACCTTCTAATGCCTTATGTTCGGCAAATGATTCAGTTTGAAGGTGAAATGTGTGTGCTTGAGTTCTTGAATGAAATAACAATGATATCATTTCAACAAAATCACCTTTATCTGATTCTTGTTCTAGGATTAAACCTCTTTTCTTGGCTTCTTCCATTACTGTTTTTTTAATTTTATCTTCCATATTTTTTTATTAATAAATATAACAATAAAATAAAAAAAGGAGACAATAACGTCTCCTTTTATAGGACCGATAGAATCGGACTCCACCACCTCATTTTTCTAAATAAGGAAACTACTTCTTATGGCAAGAACTATCTTTCTCAACCTGGTGACAAGTTTTCTCAACTTTTTTGCAACAAGTTTTCTTTGCTGGACAACAAGCTACCATAAGAACCACAAACATACCAAATAAAAACAATTTCATATCCAAGTAATTTAAAGTTTATTTTGTGACTAGAGCTTCAATCTTTGATTTGACAATCTCTGTCATATCATAAGTATTTACATTTGTTGTAATTATTGAATCAACAAGTTTATCATAAGGAATATGTACCAAAAAGTCAACTCCATTGAAAAATGTTAACGCATTTTTAAGTTCCAAGGATCCTTGTATCATTTTAAGAAACAACTTGAATTGAACATCGTTAATGAAATTCTCGTTAAGGATTGTTCCAAATTTTTCATTAACAATCTTGATGTTATACATTGTTGTGTTCATTTGTCTGAGTTATTTTATTGTAATTAAATTTACTTGCGAATTCCATTGCATCTTCTAAATTATTCCAACACATTTCAGTCCATAAAGAGTTCCAATAAACATCATCTTTTTTTCTGTGAGCTAAAATATACCAACTTAAACCATATCTTTCAATTTGTATGTGAAAATTGTTTTTTCTACAATTCCAACTCAATGTACGATTTTCAACTTTTTGAATGAATGTGGTTTTATTTATAACTTTTTTAGTTACCATTTTGATTTATTTTGAAGTTCTCTTTGAATATCTCTTTCTTTAATTGTTTCTCTCTTATCGTGAATCTTCTTCCCTTGTGCCAAAACTATTTCAACTTTAACCAATCCTCTATCATTAACATAAATTTTGGTGGGGACAATTGTTAAACCATTAATAAGTTTTGATTTCAATTTATTAAGCTCAGATTTCTTTAATAACAACTTTCTTTCCCTTTTTGGTTCCCCATTTGGTAAAGATATTGAAATATTTTTAACAAACAATTCTTGGTCTTTGAAATAACAATATGTGTCAGTTAAATTTGCATTTCCATTACGGATTGATTTAACTTCCATTCCTGTCAATACAATACCTGCTTGATAAGTTTCAAGGAATGTATATTCAAATTTGGTTTTTCTATTTTCAATATTCGTCTTCATCGTCATCATATTCTAATTCCCAATTTGCTTCATTGACTTTGTTTTTGACATATTCCTCCAATTCTTTGGCGACTTCCAAGTATTTTTGTCTTAACTCGTGGAATTTTTCATCCTCTATTTCTTTGAAAGAGGAGTAATGTTTGAAACAATAGTGGAATCCTTCTTGATTCATTCTATAGTGAACATTATTCCAGTTTTCAGCTTCTTCTACTTTCATAATAATTTTATTTTTTAATTCTTAGTTAAATTGGTTTTTATCCAACATCCTATGAATTTAGCTTGTTCAAGTAATTGTTTTTCAAATTCTTTCGCATCTTCATTTTTAATGAAAACCTTTGCTTGTCTTCGTGTATCATCTGACCATCCCGTTTTTACATACCAAGTTACAGTCCAACTTTCAACTTCTGTAATGGTTTGCATTTTCTCTTTAGGGAGAAACAATTTTAATAAGTTCATATTTTAAATTTTTTTTAATTATTTTACCAATTGATAATTTTCATCGTTAATTAATTTCAACACTTTCTTCTCAACAATGGTGTTCAATGCTGGTTTTCTTGCCATCTCAGTCAAACTTTTAGAAAAGATAACCTGATACTTCAATTTGTTGTTATTGTAGTATCTAACAACATAGATGTATTCACCTTTGTCATTAACAAATAAACCATTGCTTTTACTTAGTAAAATCTGTCCCAATGTTTTTTCAGTAGTCATATGATTGTGTTTTTTATTAAGTGATTCAATACTAATATAACCAATCAAACAACCATTAAGTTCCAAGTTTGATTATTTTTTTATTGGGATTTATTTTGGTTATGATTAATTCTACGGACATTCAACATAAATTGATAATTTATCAAACTTATATTTGGGTTTCATTAAAATTTCTGTAAACTCCCAATCAATATGAGAAATCTTGAATGACCTATCTTCAAGTTCAACTCCATTGTTATATTTGATAGTTCCAATTGGGAATTCAAGATTTTCACCTATTCTTGGTGGATATGGTAATACAATATCTAAATCCTTAATGTCGTTTGACCAAAATATTACTTTTGCGTATATCATAATAAAAATTTGTGTAAATGTTTTTTAGGTTCAATTATTACACAATAATAAGAAAAGATTTTTAATAAAAACAAAAAAACTCCAATAAATTATTGGAGTTTTTTTGTTTTGTAAATTATGAAGATTTTGAGATTCCCTCCATCACACTTTTAATAATATTAAAAATATCATCATAATCATCTTTATGGCAATGTGTAAATAATCCACTTCCAAGTTCTTCATAATAATTATCCAAAATTGAACCATCAACATCTTCAAGGAATATCAATTTACCTTCCAAATCATATTTGTAATATTCTTTAACTTCTTGTTTTGTTTTAATTCCTTCCCCATCAAATAATTTACCATTAGGTAATTTAATCATAACGTGTATTGGTGGGTCTTCATCTGGTAATCCATCATCAATAATTAAAACATATGGTAATTTGGTAACATTGTGAAACGCTCTTGCGAAAACACCACAACCACCATAATTTATTTCAGGATATTCTTCAGATATAATTTGAGCTAATCTACTTAAATCTGTTTCAGATAATCTGATAGTTTTTTTCATAATTCAGTTTTGGATAAATATATAAATAAAAAACAAAAAACTCCAATAATTTTTTACAATTATCGGAGTTCTATATATTGACCAACATAAGAAAGGGAAGTTGGGGATTTGTGAAATATAAATATATTGAATTTTTCAAAAAATCTTATTTATTATAAAAAAAAGTTGATTTTCTACCTTTTTAGGTAAAGTTTTTTTGGTAAACCACCCACATTCCTCGTGTTCATACCCATCTTGAGCATCATCCAAATCAATATTTATCTTTTTATCAATCTCATATAAGAACAAATAGAATTTCATTTTTGACCCGCCATTCAATGTTGCTACATAATCCAAGTTATCAACAATCTGATATCCAGTCTCTTCCTTAAACTCCCTTACAGCACCATCTTGAATATCCTCTCCTTTCTCCAAATGTCCTCCAGGAACTGACCAAATACCAGGTAAACTCCCTTTCTGACTCCGTTTACATAATAAACAATGATTTTTATATTTTAATAAAATACCTGCACAATTTCCCATAATAATTTTTTATTATATTTATATATATGAAGTTAAGTATAAATGACAACATTTTCAAGGTAAAAATTCAAACATCACCCAAAGAAACTCAAGAAGGAATGATGAATAAAACCTTCGACAAAACATTCAATGGAATGTTATTTGTTATGAGAAACCAAGAACATTGTTTTTGGATGAAAAATTGTATTATCCCTCTTGATATTATCTTTATTGATAATGATGTAATCACCAAAATACATCACAATTGTCAACCAATGACTGATGAATCACATAAAAATTATTGTGGTGAAGGAAACTTTATACTTGAAGTTAGAGGTGGGACTTGTAAAAAATTAGGAATAAAAAAGGGGGATAATGTATTATTCCCCCTTTAATCTTAACCTCTGATTACTTTTTTAATTATATTCCTAAAATAGTTTTCATTAACATTTTCACTTTGTATCATTTGAATTAATCTAGCCTTAAATGATTCCGCAATTCGTTTAACAAATCCAACATATGGTGTTTCATCTTTCTTAACACCAAATGGATTATATTTGGTTATTTTAACAACAACACCATCTTTAACTTTGACAACACTTCTCATTGTATCAATATAGTAAGAACCATTATCTAAAGGTTGTTTTTTCCCTCGTTTCATTTTAAATAACGATGTATTAAGTTCTATATTTTCAATAATTAAATCATTAATATCAACTTTAATAATCTTATCTTCATCATTAGTTTTTTTAGATGTTTTTTGTTCCTTTTCTGGTGGTCTTTTAGACCTAACCAAATAATTTAAACCTGAAATATTGGTTATACATCTATGTCCACCACTATTTCTAAGTACAATGTCCCAACCAGTTATATAGATATCATCTAATATTTCTTTTTCTTCTTCTGATAATTTATCAAAATGTTGATTCATTATATTTTGTAATTCCTCTTCACTTACATCTTGGATTACATAATCGTTACCATACAATGCTTTTAAATCTCTATATGTGAAACCAACTGATTCTTCAGTAAACCCTGGGTCACTTTCCGAAATCCATTTTAAAGATGATAGACTAACTTTAATATTTTTAAGTTCAGTTTCAAATTCACTCAATACTTCATCTTTAATTTTACCTAAATTAATACCTTTCAATGCTCTATCTGTCTTAAATGGATTACAAGATACTTGAACCATCCCCATCGGAAATGCTGTTATTAAGAAATCACCATCTGGATTATTAATGAATGGGGTATATCTGTCATAAGAACCAGTCGGTTTTGAATACCCAATTCCATATTGGAAGATAATTTTATCATCAACATCAATGTCTTTATCTGTTTTTCTATTTTCAATATAATGAATTTGATTTTCTAATAATTCTTGAGATTTTTCATCAAAACTACCACCAACTAATTCTTTTATTTTCAAATAAATATTTATTGCGGATGGGGTACAATCCAATACTAATGTTTCCAAAAATCTATTCTTACTTTTGTATGCCAATAACCATTTATTAACAATAAACATAAGCATAAATCTATTCTTATTACTAGAATCTCTAAAATTAAAATTTAGAATATCCTGCGGTGTAATATTATATCTAATAAAATCCGCACTATCAATTGTTGATATTGCTTGAATATCCGTTCCATAAAATAAATCGTTTGGGGATATTACATCAGATATTGTTCTAACATTTGACCTTGAATGTGAAAATTGTTTTGATTTGGTAAATTCAGTCCCAGCTTGTGTATCGTGGTGATCCGTATGAATTAAAAACATAGGTTTACCATGTGCAAAATCTACCAATACTGGCATAATTTTACCACTAGCATCTGGTTTCTTAATCGCAAATTCTGATGTTCCATATTGTATAACTTCAGCATCTACTGTTTCAATCCCATATCTTTCCAAATACTTTTTCATAGCTAAAGCCGTAGTAACACCATCCAAATCTTGATGAAAATATATTTTTGCTCCACCATCTCTATATCGATTAGCTAAATCTTTTATGTCCCTTATACCACTTTCAATTAAGAGGTTTTTTCGTTTTTTAATCATTGTTTTTTATTTTAATACTGTTGCAAATAATGAAATTATAGGATTTGAACTTTGTCCTAAAGCATCCGATATATCAAATCCTCCAACTTTTCCACTACTTGGTGCTACTATTTTATGCTTTATTTTTTCATATTCGTCAGCAGTTAATCCTGGTGGTATTACATTTGTTACACTACCAAAATCATCTTCAAAATTTTTCTTTCCTTGAGGTGTTTTACCATATTCTTCTAATTTTTGTTCAACATTTGGTATTTTTTTAATTAAATCTTCAGGATCGGTATCAAAATTACCAATACCTAAATAATCCAAGAAACCTAAATATGATTTTGTTCTAGTCATTAAAGACCTTGTTGCTCGATTACCCCAAATTCTTCCTAATCCACCTGAAATATATTTTTCGGTAAAGTTTTGTCCAGTACCTTTATATGTTCTGAATGCTGTAATACTTTGTTTTTCTAATTGTTTTAACAATAATTCTTTTTCAACTGCAGTTAATGGTTTAGAACCTTGTAACACGGCTTTATAAACATCATCAGCTCCTTTCATTTGGGACGATGCCGATTTAAAAAGATTAACCCATTCCTCAACAGTTCTAACGAATCCTTTACCTGATAATGTCGCCCCACCTGCTAAAAAAGGTAACCCAATAGGAACTCTTCCCACAGTTTTTCTTAATACACTAACCAAATTATCACCCCAAGTGTAAGCACCTTTAACAAAAGAAGAAACTTTACCACCAGCTTTTGATGCTGTTTCAGCTATTTTAGCCGCATTACCAGCCTCAACTGCGGCTTTGAATGCTTTTGTTGATGTTGAACCTATTTTCATAACACCAATTATTGGTTTTGCTATCAAATCACCTAATCCAGGAACAGCTCCAATCCAAGATAATATAGCAAACAACTTATCTCCTTGTCTCCAATAACTTATACCATTCAAAATATCAACAACTCCAGTTGGGTCAAAAATACCTATAATGTCGGCTAATGTGTTATACCATCTAGACTCATTTATTAATTTAACTTTTTTAGGATAAATTGTGGATAGGAATTCAACTAAAAATAATCTTTCTTCAATTGTTGTTTCTTCCCAAAGTTTTGTCAACTTTTTTGTTATATCGTGATTGTAAGTTAACTTTTTGTTTTTAACCAAATAACTTAACTCATATTTTTCAGACTCTAATAAAATCATTTTGGAATTTTTATAATAAATATCCAATAAAATAAAAAAAGGGTCATAACTGACCCTTATTTGATATTTTTAAATATATGTGTTATGACATCTATAGTCCATCCATTACCAAGTAATTTAAATCTTTCTGTGTTTGAGACTCCCCTTGTATAATTTAATGGAACTGTTTGTAATAGTTCACAATCTTGTGGTGTATATTTGTATATCTGACCCAATTCATTTTTACAAAAAGATGAAACCTGTCCTTTATACATTGATGCTGTTAAACAAGATGCCTTATCTTTATATGACTTAACAACATCCTTTCTTGTTCCCCTACCATAAAATGGTAAATCCAAATAGTTTGGATATTTGTCCTTAAAGTCTGGAGTGATAACATCACAAATATTTAATCCCAAGTCTTTTGGTTGTGTTATATTTGGAATATTTGTCCAATACAGCCTTGGTCTATTCTGTGCTGAAACTAATCTACTATTAATCTTAATTGGTTTCACACCGAGATGTTCAGTGATTACATCTTGCCATTCTTCTCTCATTACAACATTCTCCAATAAAAAATACTTTGGATTTGTTTCTTTTAATAGTCTAACATACTCAAAGAATAATTTACTCCTTGGGTCATTGAAATTCAATTGTTTTCCTACCTTTGAGAATCCTTGGCAAGGTGACCCACCTATTAATAAATCAATTTGTGGTAAATCACTTCCTTTAATTTCCGTTATATCACCCAATTGAATTGTGTTGGGATAATTTTGTTGTGTGACCTTAATTGAACTTTTATCAATTTCTGAGGAGTAATAATTCTCATACTTAATACCAATTCTATTTAGGGCAATTTGACCACAACTAATCCCATCGAAAAGACTCAATACATTCATTTAAACACTTCTATTTTTGCTTCTGTTTTTATTAATTCACTCCAAGTTCCTTTGTATGTTGTTGCTTTAACTGGTCTATTATCAATCCAATGATATTCTTGACCATCCTTACATCTTGGTTTATCCATTATTAGTCCGTGGAATTTGAATCCTTTTAATCTTAACCAATCTTCCGTAATATGTCTATCTTTTGACTCTCTTGCGGTAAAAAAAGTTATAATGTTTCCTTCATCATACCATTTATTTAACATCAATCTACTTTCTTCAAAGTGTAATGCAAATGGAAATAAATGGGAATCTTCATTATTTATGTCTTCACATATTGTCCCATCAATGTCAATCAAAAAAATCTTATTCATAATTTTTCCAAAGGGTTTCAGTTTTAGTTTTGGGGTTGAAGTTACCATCAATTGTTTTTACTTCAAATTGAATTTTTGTGAACCCATTTTCAGTTAATTTATTATAGAGTTCACAATCATAACCACTAATCAATATCTTTGCTTTAGAGTTTAATACACTTTCAACAAATTGTTCTTGTTGTTTATCATCCATATCTTGTTTATATCTTGCACCAGTTCTTGTTGATTGATGATAAGGCGGATCAGCATATATTAAACAATTTGGTTTATCCTTATATTTCTCAATAAGTTTAACACCATCCATATTGGATATCATTACCTTTGATAATCTTTGATGAAGTTCAGGTAATCTATCAATACAACTTAGATAATCTGATGTTGCTTTTGACATCTTTCTCCTAATACTTGAGTTCATTGAAAATCCACCAATTCCGTTATGTGATGTTCTATTAACATAAAAGAAATAAAATGCTCTATCAACCAATGATAATTCTTCTTTAAGTTCAGATTTATATTCATTTCTTAAATCTTCGGAGTATAAGGATAAATCACACTTCTGTTTGAACTCTTCAAACATTTCTTTGTCTCCAATAACTTTATACAATGAATAAACATTTTGCTCCAAATCATTATAAATTTCTACTGGAACTTCAGGTTTTTGTAATCCAACAATATAAGTCCCCCCATATGGTTCAACATATATATCATAAGGTTCGGTGGGGAATTGTTCAATTATTTTGTTGTAAAATCCCCCTTTGCTGCCAAAGTATCTTATCGGTGCGTTCATTTATTTTCTAACTTATTTATATGATGTTGAAGATAAAACATTGCTTTCTTTAAATCTTCCAATTCTTTATTGGGGTCTTTTTTCCCCGCTCTACTAATGTATTTCACAGTGTTCCCTAAAGCAAATCCGAGTTGCCAAGCATCAATCACTTTTATCGCTTCGTAAACATTATCAGCTCCCCCATAGTGACTAGGGTGATTAACCATTTCTTTATTTTCCCAAGTTTTCATTAAGGTCTCCAATTTTGATAATTTATTTTATTTTCTTCTCTACTATTTTCAATAATTTTTTGACTATCAATTAATTTTTCCAAGGTTTCATCAAGTAAACTATTTCCCTTTTCTTTTTCTAAAAGATAATGTGATAATTGAATAATTTTTGTTTCTTTCCAACCTTTTCCATCGGTTAGAGTCATTCTAAGTTTAAGGTTTTCCATTTTTTTAAAAAAAATATATAAAATTTATTTTTACTAATCAAATTATCTTATCGCTAAATTTTTTGTTTGTAATACATATGACATAACCTTTCTTTTGAATAATGGTATTAGAGTTTCTTCCATCGGTATGTCTTTTTCACAATGAAGATAAAATGCTGGTAGTGTATTATCTGGTGAATGAATATGTTTTAACAAATTATCCTCAAGTTTTTCCTCAATATTGAACTTGTCATAACCCTTGTACTTTCTAATATTGTACTCCCAAATCTTAATTTTTTGACTAGATTTGGTAGTGAAATAACCTTTCTTAGAACCAATATTATCTTCATTATGAATTGATACAATTTCAATTGAATCATATACAACTGTCCATAATGATTTGATAATATCAAAATAATCTTGGAGTTTGGATAAACTATATTGTAATATAGTTTTGAGTTCGTTTAATTCAGTAACTTTGAGTGGGGGTAAATCTTTTGTTTTTAAATCAATAAAAGTTAACTCATCATCATAATTGGTGAGTTTCTTATCTGTATATAATATTTTATTATTTTTGATGATGTTTTGGACATTTGCAAGATGTAGTGTTATTTCAGTAAACATAGGATAGACTTTCATCTCTTCCAATTGTTTATTCAATTTTTGGAAATAACCTAATAATACATATTGTTTCTGTTCTGCGTCTATGACTCCATCAAATATCCAATCTGTGTCCATCACAAACTTTAATTTATTTTTTCTCATATCAAAAATATAATTAAAGTTTTTTAAAAAATAAATTAATTGTTTCTTATAACAACAAAATTGTATCTAATACCATCAGGTCCTGTTATATAAACATCATCATAACTTCCATCCCAACTTGATAATGTACCAATACCATCATGTTCTACAATATCTTCAGCGACTCCTCTAAAATTAACATGATATTGGATTCTATCATCCTCACCCATACCTCTTAACCAACGAACTGGGTTATCCATAGCTCTTCTAACATAATAACTTACTTTTTCTTCAATCATTTCTTCTGTTGGTTCATCATCAGGTTCAATACTATCAAATTCATCTTGAGCCTTTTCAATATTCTCTTCAATTTGTTCAATTTCTTTTTCTAATTTACTTTTTTCATCCTCATCTTCGGTATCTTCCAATTCTTCTTCTTTTTCAGTTTTGAGGTCTTCCATTTCATTGATATAACGTTCCAACTCTTCTTTTCTTTCTTCTTGTTCATCAGTTAATTCATAATCATCTTGTCTAAAATAACTTTCTGGACTTTCTCTTATATCGTTATCATAGAACTCCTCAATATATTCCCTAATACTATTTTGATCAAGATTGCTCTCTATTATATATTGGTGTATACCATCCAATCCAACATCATCCAATAATTGTTCTGTATTTTCAATTGCTGCTTCATACATATCATCATAAGTTCCAACCATATATTCTTGATTTCTCAATCCAGTAACCTCAAAACTATATAATGTTCCATAAGGTTTATAATTTGTTGGAATTATATAATATACATCACCATATTTTTCTTTTAGTTCTTCTATTTCATCTTCTATTCTATCTATTTCTTCATACAATTCATCTCTTTCTTCAGAATCTGATTCTAATCCTACTCCTTGTTGAGTAAGCTCTTCTATTCTTTCTAATTTATTATTTATTAATTCTTTGGTTTCATCATCCATTTCATCTAGTTTACCCTCATTAACTAAATGGTTGAATAAAGCATTTGCTGCCAATCCTTCTTCATCAATGTTTGGATTGGTCAAATCCCAATCACCATCTTCTCTTCTTGATTCAGCTTCAGCTAATTTCTTTAATTCTTCTTGTCTAATTCTTTTAGCTTCAACAGGTGAACCAGAATCCCAAATGTGTCCCTTAACTTGAACTCCCTCAACACTAGAAATATTTGTATTGTTTATACTCAAATTCCCATCTATATAAGCAATATTACCCAATGTTTTAATTGGTTTATCACTTAAATCCAAATTACCAGTCACATATAATTTTTTACCCTCAAAGAATTTTGGTTTTAGAACTGCACTTGAATAAGAACCCAATTCCAACATATTCAATAATTCTTGTGGACTTATTTTATAATATTCCTCTTCTTGTTCTTTTATAACTTTAATCAAGTGTTTAAACTGACCTTGATTTAATATAATTTTTCGCATGATTTTTTTTATTAATTATTATATAAATATATTAAATATTGTTATGAGTTTTGATATTTATAATAATAAATAAATATGAATTGTGGTATTTACAAAATATTAAACAAACAAAATAATAAAGTTTATGTGGGTAGTTCAATTGATTTACCAAGTAGAGAATATAAACACTTTTGGATGTTAAAAAAAGGTATTCACGATAATGTTTATTTACAAAAATCATTCAATAAACACGGAATTGAAAACTTTGTGTTTGAAATATTAGAATTGTGTGAAGAAAAAGATTTAATTTTAAAAGAAAACTATTATATTAATAATTATAAAGCAAATGAAATGAATTTTGGTTATAATTTAGCTTTAGTTAGTGATTCTAGAAGAAATATAATAAGTGATGCGGTAAAACTTAAATTATCTAAAATCAATCAACAAAAAAATAATAATTTTTCCAAGTATTCATTAACAAATATTGAAAGTAACGAGATATTTATATTTGAGAGTTTAATTGATGGGGCTAATTACTTAATTAATAATGGATTTGCAAAAGGTAAATCAAGAAATGTCAGGATGATGATATCAAATTGTCTGAGAGGTAGAAAATTAGATAATGGAGGTAAAGGAACTATTAGAAAAACTTGTTACAAACACTTTTTTAAAATAATAAACTGAAAAAAAACAAAACAATTATGGCTGGATGCGGATGTAAAAACAAACAACCTCAACAATCGACCCCTTCAACTTCAACTCCTGTAACACAGACTACTAATCAAACTAACAACAGTATTCAGGAGTCTATCAAAAAAGTTGTAGAAAAATACTACACAAAAAAGTAAGATTTTATTTGGGGAGATTTAATTTAGAAGGGGACAATATGTCCCTTTTTTCATTTAACTATTTAATGTATGATTTTTTTTACATATAAATTGAATAAAAAATTATGAAATACATTAACACATTATCAAAAGAAGGATTGGTTAATCTCTTTGCGGATTATATAATAAAAAACATTAATCCAATCCATAAATCACGTTTCCAAGTTATTGATTTTAAATCCTTTTTGGTTGTTTATGGCGCAACATCATCCGATGTTGTTATAGACTTAAATAAACTCAGAGATGAATTCATTGAAGAAAACAAAAAACTATTTGATTTTCTAAATCTAAAAACTCTTAGTATCATTGACTTAATTGATTATCGAGAACCAATTAGTCCAAATCAATATTATTTCACATATTATAAAAGTGATAGACCAATATATCACAAAGAAGTCATTAAAGAAGTTAATAGACAAACAAGTGAATATAACAAAGAATTTTTAAATAACATCAATTATACTAACAAACTTGAACTTGAATTCTATTCTCCATTCTTACCTGACAAGTTGAATATCTTTAATTCGACAAACTTTATGTCTGTCTCTTCATCATTCCCTTATGGTTATAGTCTAAATCTTGGTAGGAGAGAGTTTTATTATGGTGAGTATGTCTGTAATCATCTTTTTGATATTTTGGTCACAGATGAGATATTATTCAAATACACAACCGATGTGGTTGAAGATGATTTAAATATTGATATTATTTGCGATTCAATTTATTCAAATAAAGATATTAAATCGTTGGTGTTGGATGTATTCGATTTTAATTTAAATAAATTCTCAAACGAATACTTAAATGAATTTAATATTGATAGTGATATAAAAAACCAACTAGATTCAAAGCCTTGGTTGGTTAAAGATAGAATAAAAGATTTGATATTATTTTAAATAAAAAAACCCCATCTCTAAGGTGGGGTTTTGTTTTTATTAATATTTACTCCAATCTTGTGAGTTTATTACTTCTAATTGTTTATCAATTGCTCTCATAATTTTTCTTTTTTTAGCTGGGTCAAGTGTCGCAATATCAATTAGAGTTTGTAAATCAACTAATTTTTTCATGCCCGATTGACCTCCACCGATATTTTTTATTTTTTCTAAAAAATCTTCAGTAGTTCGTTCTTTCCCAATTGAGAATCCAAAATCTTCTTGTTCTTCAATAACTCTTTTAACCAATCTAGTTAAATCACTTTCAGTTAATCTTACTATTTTTTTCATTGTATTTTTTTTTTAATTAATTTATTTCCATATAAATATCTATCAAAAAAAAAAAACACTTTTACAAAATAAATTTTTTAATTATTTCCAATCCTTCATTCAATTCATTGAAATCAACTTCTGGTGCAAATAACATTGGTATTGGTTCATCACTTTCACTCTCATCCACCAACATAAATGATGGAACATAATCTTTTCCTGTTATTTCAACAAACATGTCAAATTCATCCGAGTATTCATTTATATCCCTATCATAGAATTCAATGTCATTTTCTTTTAACATATCTTTGAAGTCTGTACAATGGGGACATCCCTTCATCGTATATAATATGACTAACTTATTATCCATTGATTACATTATTTATTATTGATTTTAATTCACCCTCTGATAACATACCAGGTTTTGAAAACATCTCAACACCATTACTAAATAGTTTAGTTGTTGGTACAGCTCTAATACCCAATTGAACAGCATATTCACCATCTTCTTCAACATCCATTATATACATAGGTATACTAGCTGACTCAGATACTTTCCCAAAAGTGGGTTTATATATCTTGCAGGGTCCGCACCATTTGGCCGTCCAGGCTACCATAACTGTCTCCCCACCTTCAATTTTTGATTTTAATTCTTCTCCTGTAATTTCCATTTTATTTGTTAAGTTTTATTAAATTATGTAATGTAAACTCCGCAACATTCAATCTATCTGTTGTGGTAAAAATAAATATATCAATACCTTCTTCTATGTAAATAAGAATTCCACTTGGGTCATATTCAACCAATTTTTCAAATTCAACTATTTTGTTATCAATAACTTTCTTATTGGTAAATATTAAATGAGATTTACTTAAAAATTTATCCAAATTTTCTTTGGATATTTTTTCATTTTTTATATATAAAGAAGATGGTATTTGTTTGTATCTTTCTTTAAAAATATCTTGTATTTTAGAATGGTGTTTCATCAATTTCTAATGTTGGTAATTTTGTTCCTTTAATATCATAAATTTCTCTATTAGAGAAATATAAAGCTTTATTAATTGTTTTTATTCCCCTCTGTCCTGGTCTCATTGCATATTCAAGACTATCTCTAAACTCCAATTCACTATACAATGTTTTTTTACCGAAACTAACTTCAAAGGTGGGTAATTTAAAAATACCATTTATTAAACAATATTCAACTCTATTATCCAATACTTTTAATATTTCATCCCAACTAACATCCAAAACTTTATTGAATCTACCTAGTGATTGAACTCTGATTAAATTAATATCATCATTGTCCCCAATTATTCTATATTCAACTGATGCTCGTTCTTTATCTTCCATTCTTATTATTGATATTATAATTGATTCTGGTCTACTTGCATAAGTTCTAACACAATTTGATTGGGTAAAACTTTCAACGTTATATTCTTTATTATTAACTAATATGACTGGGTGATATCCTAATATTGGTTCTTCTATAATTTTTTTGAATTCTTCGTTGTAATATCTATTATATGTTGCGGTTTGATATGAACCAAATTTCTCTGACCATTCAAAATGTTCCTCCATAAATTTTTCATAAGTACTAGATTGCCAACTTACTGGTTCTAAATTATGCAATCTATTCTTGGTCATTACGTGATCCATAAATGTGTTAAAATTTATTTCACCAATCATAACCATTTTAAAAACCTCAAAACAATTTTTGATTTCTCTCTTGGTAAAATTATTAAGATGTAAATGTATATTCCACCCTTGAAAATTAAAATTGAAATTTGATTCAATAGTTTTTTTAATGATTTCATCATTTTGGGATAAAATAAAATCATTCCCAAATAATCTTAAAACAAATCTAAGCATAAGTACTCCTGACGTTGAATTGACCATATGGAGAACTCTTTTTATCTTGTCACCACTTAGTTCATTGAATGACATAAAAGTGTCCACAAACTTGTTTTTGTGCTTTCTAAAGTCCTTTAATGTAATCTGGGGATAAGTTCTCTCAAAACACATCCAATTGTTTGGTGTTTTAATATTATGTCCATCCAAATATTTTTTATATAATCTATCGTCTGGGTCTTTGATGGAATTATCCAATCCTGGTATATTGTTAAAGAATATTTCAAAAGCTCTATTAACATCAAGTTGTGACTCATATAATTCATTAAAATTATCCGACTTAAAATGTTTTAATGCTGAACTGATAACAGTTGATAAAAGTTTTAAACTTTTATGATTCCATTTGTTTTTTGAGAAACTTTTTCCACATCTTTTCTTATGATGATTTACAATAGTACCAGTATATTTTGTGTTGGTTTTAAAATTAAACGTAATGAATTGACAGGTTGTGTTTTTTGTGAAAAACTTAACCCCAACATTTTTATTTAAGTTATATGTAAAATATTTCAATGAAACTTTTTCATCAGTTTTTGTGACCATCAAACGTATTTTATCAAAACTAACTCTAGCTAAAATATTTTTTTTGTTTTCACTATAAGTTTCATCACCAAAACTTCTACTTGAGACATCATATTCATGTCTAAAAAAATTTCGGTTTTTATATAGATAGAAACCCAATTCAGAATCATCTGTTTTATGATTACCTAGAATTTCTTCTTCACTTAACTCACATACATCTTTGTGTATTACAACACCTTTGTTTATCTTTATAAAATCAAATAAAGTTTCCATATATTTTTTTCCTAACTATAATAAAAAAAATGGGGAGTGTAAACTCCCCAATCTTAATTTTAATAGACAAATGTTTCGGCCAATTCCCAAAGTTTGGTGTTCATTTGGTTTGTTGCCATAATGTTTTTCAAACCTTTTAGGGATGTCTTACGACCAGTTTGACTTCTGTACTCAAGACCACCTCTAACAAATCTCTCCTGAAGGATATTGAATGTTGTCCAAAGGTCATCGTTGTTGTCTCCAAGTCTTTGAGGAGTAATCAATTCCTCATAATCAAGGTATGGTACTGAACCCATTCCCCACTTGATGATTGAGGCACTTTTTGCAAAGTCGATTTTCTCGCCTTCGGTCAACATTCTATCCATCATCTTATCAACTGAGTTTTGTATGATGGGGAGTTTCGTTGCAAAACTCTCAGTCAATCTTTTGACTTCTTCTGAGTCAAATCCCATATGTCTCACATTGAATTGCTCAGCTGTGGAAGTGGGGACAGTTAAACCATTAGAGCAAACTAATCGGTATAGTCCAGCACTTACAGATAGAGTGGTCATACCATTATGTGAGTTTCTAACAATGGCTTCAACCAAGGTGTCTCCAACCGCAGGTAGTTCACCATTTCTAAATCTCAATTCGTGCACACCATAAAGACCAGTACCATTTTGTTTTACGGATTTAAGCTCCCAACCCTCGTTGGTGAATTTCTCCATAATATCAATCGTTGGTACGAATGAATATCTTTTAGACATCTTAGGGTCAGCTGAAGTTGTGAATACTGCTGGGGCGATAGACTTAATTTCTTGGATTGTCATATTATTATATTTTTATTGGTGAATAATTGATAGGGCAAAATTACGGATTAGGTTTCTAATTTCCAAACTTTGGATGAGATTTTTTTTTAGAGGTAATTAAATTTACTATCGTTCTACTTTAATCATATCATTCGAGAAATAAGCACTTACTCTGTCTTCTTTTCCATAAGGTTTGAAGTAGAGTTGACCATCTTCCTTCTTATAAATTTCGTGTTCACCATCCCTTTGAACATCTACAATATCTCCTTCTTTTAATTCCCTATCAAACTTATCAAAGCATTTCACATATTTGTGTTCCATATTCTTCTAAATTTATTAAATTAGTCAATTAATTATTCAATTATATAAACCACATCACCCAACCATTAGTTCCAAGATGATTAAAAAATTTCAACTTTGGTGGGTCTATAGCCATAATTCATAATTATGGATGAAATTTCTATATCAACCTCCTTTTCAGTCAATTGCTTTCTATTCAATTTAACATTTTGATATACCAAATTAAACATTTTCATAATCTTGTATCTTTTTAGTGGTGAGTGAGTGATGGGTCAAAATTACAAACTACTTATCTAATTTCCAAACTTTGGTTGAGATTTTTTTATTTGAATTTATCAATTGGACATTCATCTGGACATTCATCAATAAGTTCCTTTAACCATTCAACAAAAACTTTTGGTGGTTTCATTTTATTTTTTGTCATTCCATCATATTGAATGCTCATACCTCTAAGGTATGCTCTTTTACACATTTCCTCAACTTCTTTTCTATTGAATGTTCTTTCCATACTTTGAATATTTTATTAGATTATTTAATCAATCATCAATTATATAAACCATATCACCCCACCATTAGTTCCAAGATGACTGGATTTTTTTTAAAGAGCCTTAAAATTACTTAGGAACTCATTTTTGGTCATACATAATAGTAATTCATAACAACTAACCATACGGGTACTAAAACTAATTTCTTCAGTCAAGAAAGTAACTACATCACCTTTTTTGACTTTTCTACCCAAAAGACCTCCACCTAATTTACGAGTATACAAAAAATCAGTATCTCTTACCGCTTCAAATTTTTGTCCTTTTGTCATAACATATATTTTTATTGGTTAACGATGGGTCAAAATTACAAACTCATTTTCTAATTTCCAAATTTAATTCAAAGAAATTAATCCAAAATTTGTTTGTTGGAATACCCCATTGGTTAAAGCAATTTTGACATCACCTTTTTTGAGCTTAACGACAATGTCAATCAGTTGTTTTTGTGTCAATGTTATTTCTTCACCATTATCGTGGTTCTTATAACATTGTTCTTTTACCTTCTCATAAAAAACTTCTTTGAGTGTGTCACCAATTAACTCAAGCAGTTCATTTGGATTATTCTCAAAGAAGTTTATAAAATTCTTAATGTATATTTCAACATCGATGTTCATAATTATATTATTTTGGTGTCCAAAAATAAGGTTCTTCTATTCTTCCATCTTCATCTTTATCCTGTTCAAAATGTTCTAAGAATGCACGAAGCCACATTGGAGCTCCACTACCATACTTAGCATCATACATTTTATTCAATTTATTTAACTCATTTTCTAATTTAGCTATACTTTCAGTTCGATTGTATTGTCTTTCAAATTCTAACTCTTTTTTAGTCTTATCAATCATTTCAGTCAATTCTTGTCCCAAATCAACCAAAGTACCTTTAAGATTAATGAATACAAGATTAGGACATTGGTCAAAACCATCAGGTAACTTTGTTAATTCTGGATTATCAACAATTGAAACAAATCTAAGGTTTTTAAGAGGTGAAATATCATTTGGTAAAGATTTAGCTATGTTTGTAATATTGATAGTCTTTAAATTTGTTAAATTCAATATCTCATTAGGAATATCAATAAATAAATTTTCTCTAGTATCGTTTTTAATTGTTAAAGCTGAACAATCTTTTGGAACTTTTTGTATTTGTTCTTTAAGTTTTTCAGTTGGATTCTCTTCTTCTAAATCTCCTCTACCGTAGACTTTAACATATTCACTTGTTGCACCAGGATTTGGATTATTTAATTTTATAATAGTTTCACCAGGTAAATTACCACTACTACTACTAAAACTAGATGACCCAACACCTTTTTTGAATTCATCTTTAAAATATTCTTTAAACTCAGAAAACTTACCATTGGCCAACTCCTCAACAAAGTTTGGTATATTACCATTTAATCTGTCTTTATATTGTCTATAAGAACCAAAATGTATTTGATAACGTTCTTTAGGTAACTTACTTTTTGTACCAACTTGTCCTTTATCATCATTGGCCAATATAATATAAAGAGGAGCTTGTTGGATGTAATTTCTAAAGTTATGTGAGTTTTCTGGTGAAGTACACCAATTCGTTTCATTTGAACTAGGGTTAGATGCCCCCAAATGATATCCGCCAAAATGTGATGCCGCTTTTTGACCCAATTCACCCCCAGCAGGAATTCTAACCAATGTATAATTACTACCAACTTTTAATATCTCAGAACCAGGATAAGAGAATCTAATTCTTGGTGAATCGGGCGAATCACTCTCTTCTTTATCAAAAACTTTACTTGATAATCTACCTTCAAATTCTCTCAATGGAACAGTTTCACCACCAGCCGTTGCTCTAACAGGTAAATTCATTAATTCCTCTTTACCTTTGATATTCATTATATTTCTTTTATCTTCGGCTACTCTTTTTTGGAATCTATGAAATTTACTTAGTAACCCTTTAATAAAATCTTCATCTTCAAAGATTTCATTTTGAAAATGTTTAAATTGTTCATCATATTCGGGAGTACCTTTTTCGTAATCACTCACAAAGTCATTAGTACTGGGTTTCAAAAATGTTCTTAACAACCAATTAACATATTGTCCAGTAATTACATCATTAAAATCTTCCTTTATTTTATCAGTATCTTTTGGGACACGTTTACCATCTTTATTTTTTGTCATACCAGCATTATTCCAATCAAAACCTGCTGGTGCAACAGTAGTTGGGTCTGTTTTCATTATTTGTTTTAAATAATCTAAACTAATGTTTACTTGTTTTCCAGTTGATGGTTTCCCACTAACATTAATCATCGCATTGTCAAGTATGAAATCAAGACGTTTATCTTCTTGTATTAACTTTTTTAAAATGTATCTAAACTTCATTTTTTTTTACTATAAATATTACAAAATTCTGAAATTATTAATTTTTTAAATTATATTTGATATTATCAACTTTTTTTTATATTTTGATTAAAAATCAATATGGAAGAAAAAAAGTGTTCAAAATGTGGTAATGGTTTAAGTATACCACAATGGACGATGTTTGTATTTTCTGCGTATATACTTTTCGCAGCAATTTATGGTACAATCAAATTAATAAGTGATTTATATTCTATGTTTTAGTAAATCTAACATTTAAATTTATTATCAAATCACCCTTTAAGTTATTGTTATCATCTCTAAACCCCTTGGATTGAACTCTTAGGGGTTTTGTTGTGTCAAATTCGTTTGGTAACTTAATTGACAATTTACCATTTGGGTGTGGAATTTCATAAGTTTCTTTATTTAAGTCTTCCAGATTGAAGAAAGCATCATATATTAAATCGTTACCAATTTTATCAAAGTTGTCTTGAGGTTTTACAAAAACCCTCAAAATTAAATTACCAAAGATTCCTTGGTGATAATCACCTTTTCCTCTCATTTTGAAAAATTGTCCATCATTTATATTGTGAGGAATTTTTATTCTAACTTTTTCTTTTACTGATTGTACTCCACTAGTGTTACATTTTTTACATTTTGATATAAAAACCTGACCAATACCATTACATTTATCGCAACCTTGTCTGACAATTTGAGTAAAAAAACCAGTTCTGATTCTACCTTCAATAAAACCATAACCATTACAATGTTTACAAATAATTTTTTCTCCACCAGATCCATTACAAGAATCACAATTATGATTTCGTTCATATTCAAATTCTTTTTCCATTGAGTTATATGTTTCCAAAACCCCAATATTGATATCAATTATTTTATCAGGTACTGTTTGTCTAGTGTGAGCTCTATTTGTAAACTCATTGAACATATCTTCAAATGGATTAAATCCTCCACCCATATTAGCAAAAGGATTCTTTCTTTGATTGTCATAATTGGCACGTCTATTTTCGTCACCCAATATCTCGTAAGCCTGAGATATTTTTTTAAATTTTTCTTCATCCCCACCTTTATCTGGGTGATGTTCCATTGCTAATTTTCTATACGTTTTTTTAATTTCATCAATTGGTGTATTTTCATCTACACCTAGAATTTCGTAATAGTTTTCCATTATTTATATTATTGAGAATTTATTTATGATTATATTATGAATTATTTAGTTGTTCTTTTCAAAAATAAAGAAAAAAGAAAAATAATCAATAAGTTTAAAACTTATAAAAAAGCACTAGATTACTATAATAATAAAATAAAATCTAGTGAACAAGTGTTATTTCCTAAAATGACAGAAAATGGGGTTATCTGTGATTTTGAATTAGCTTTGGTGGAAATAAATGATAAGAAAAAAGATAATACCTATGTGAAGGATAGTTTAGGTAGAAATATAAAAATAGAAATTGAAGATGGTTTTAATATCATTAAAATAAATGACTTTAAAATTGAAGAATTGTTTGTGGATTATCAAAATAAACAAAAAATACCAACCCAACAATTTATAAAGAAATATTTGGATAAACCAGGTTTTAAATTATTGTCTAAATTAAATAATAAAATTGTGTTACAAAACGATGATTTAACATTTTTGTTCACTTTCAAGACAATTGATGAATCGGCTAGATTCATTGACACTTTACAAAAATTAAATAGAAAAGATTGTATGTATGTTAAAGATTATAATACAATTCATAGAAAATATTTATACGAAATTTTAGAACAAAAAGGATTTTCTAAGAATTATTTACAACGTCCTTTAACCGCTCATCCATCAAAAAAATAAATTCTGTACCAGAAATATCTATTTTGAATTGTTCTGTACTTGAAAAATCATTAACTTGTAATTTTGTATTTTTAAAATCATCATTAGATAATGAAAATACCACAACAGATTTTCCACTTGGATATATTTTAACTAAATCATCAGCAATGTTTGCCAATTTATATATTAATTCATTAACACTTTCTTTATTCTTTGCCATAATGTTAGTTTTTTAGGTTTGGGGAACATTTCTTCCTTTTTAAATTTCTTTATTTCATCAAGGAATTTTTTCTTCTCATTTTCAAGTTCAATATTGTCTTTGTTAACTTCCTTCATTAACCATTTTATCTGTTCCGATTTGTTCTTCATCATCTTCTAAAGTTGGTTTTTTCATTATAGGTTCACTTATGTCAAAATATAAACCTTTTAATTTTTCTAAATTTTGTTTTTCAAATAATTTTTTAAGTTCTTCAACTTTTGTTTCAAACAACCTATCTTTTTCTTCTTTTTCTAGATTGTATTTGATTATATTTTTTATATTGTAATGTACTTTTTGTACTCCAGTTTCACTTATTTCAGTCACATAAGAAAATAATCTCTGATTTGCCGAATTACTTTGTTGTTCCATAATTTTGTCTTCCTCAGCAAATTTTTTTGGAATTTTCCAAGTATTGGGAAAACTAACATCAAATGATAAATAGTTTTGTAGTTTTCTTACTGATTGTAGATATGGTAATAATGATGAAAATTCTTGATATAAACTCATAATTTAAAAATATATGTTATAATGTATGATATTGTTATGTTGATTAAAAAGAGTTCCCTATCACTAAGAATCAACTTTTTTGGTGGATTTTGTAATAGGGCACTCATAAACCTAAAAACTATTCTTGATACATATAGTATTGAGAATAAAAATAAGAAAAAAAATAAACTATCCAATTGATTCAGTCCCATTTTCTTTTTTTCTTTCATCCAAAATTTCATTTCTTAATGTCTGTAAAAGTGCTTTTAAATCTTGTGCGTTTTTTCTAGCTCTTATACCAGCACTATTGTTTCCTTTGAAAAATTTTGTTGTGTTTTGTGATAATTCTTCCGTTAATGTTTTAATTTGTTCTAATGTTTCCATAATTTTAATTTTTATAAAAATACGTTTATTTATATTTTAGTAAACATTTTGTATTGTCATATTTTCATTTAATACTTTATAAATCACACTCACCATATCCAAATCTGATTTAGTAAATTGTTTATTTAACTCAAATAATATATTAAAAAAATCTTTAACTGATGTTCTAACTTTTTCTTCTTTTTGATTATAAAATATATCAAGAAAAAATGTCTTAAAGTAATCAAAATGTTTTCCTTGTTGATTAAAAATAATTCCTTCTTTTTCATAATTTGAAATTATTTTATTAAAACACCAAGTAAAGTGTTTTATTTTATCCTCTTCAGTTAAAATAATATTTGTTTCTTGAATCTTATCAAATCGGCCTAAATACGTCTCATTAATCAATGTATTTAAGGATTGACTAAAATCATAAAATAATTCCAACTTTTCTGGAATAATGTTATTGATTTTAAACCATACTATAACCTCTTCTTCAGGTATTGGTTTTGATAAATAATTAAAAAAATTCTCCATAAGAAATAATTCTTACGGAGAATATAATAATAATATGAAAATTGTAACTACTGAGTTTTTCTATTATAACCTAATAATTCTCTCATTCTATCAAATTCTTCATTCAACTGATTTATTTTTTTTTCATTTATAGCTTCAAATTTAAGATTTAATTTACCATCTTCATCTGTTGATGTTTCATTGAAAACTGGTTGACTTACCCTTTTATATGATTGGTCTTTAATCTTTTTAAGAGTATTTTTCTTTCTCATTTTATTAAATCTTTCATTAGCTTTTGAATCTAAAGCATTCCCACCAGGTGCATTACCTGTTGTTGAATCTCCTTTAAAATATTTCTCCATTCTTTTTTCATCATAACCTATTTCATCAGGAATTGGAAATTGTTGACCTCCTATTTCATAATTAAAGTCTTCTAAATCATCAGTCATTTGGAAAGCTTTTTTACTCATTTTTCCTAATTCACCATTACCCTGTGGGAACATTTTTGGATTCATATCATAACCACCTTTAGACCCATCTTTTAAGTAATCTTTCATCTTTTTAGTGACTGATTTGATATAATCGTCATTTTCTTTTCCAGAATCCTTGTGAGCTTTGTCATATGTTGCTAATCCTTTATGTTTACCCATTGATTTTAATTTTTCTTCATTAACGATATTTTCAATCAAATCAATAACCTCATTCTCATTTAGTTTAATTATGTCACCTACACTATCTACAATATGATATTCAATAGATTCTTTTACTGGATATGTCTTTCCATCAACTTTAAATGTTTTTTTTCCAGCCTTTCTAGCTTTCTCTAATTCCCCAGAAAATTCGTTACCTTCTTCCATTTCTTCCTCATCAACTTCAAATTTACGTTTTTTACTTTTACGTAAAAGTCTTAAATCTTCAGAGTCAACTCTTTTGTTTTTGTTTTTATCTAATTTATATTGTTTTCCAACCAAATTTTTACTTTCATTTAAAAAACTTTTTAACTCCTCAATTTTTTTAGTATCATTTTTTTCTTCTAAAGCATCCATAGCTAATTTACATTCATTTTCAGCGTGTATTCTTGACGCTTTATCTCCAGATTTATCAGCAAGTTTCGTTGATTCTATACATCCTTCTATCAAATTTGCTTCTTCAAAAGGAGTTATTTTTTTTTCCTTCTCTTCTTCAATATAATCAAATGATTGTTTTTTAGGAAATTTACCAGCTACATCGTAAATACCTTCTTTCATCATTCCACATTCCATACACTCACCTTCTCTCATCATACCACCACATTCACACATTTCACCTTCGCCAATAAATTGTAATCCTTCTTCATCTTCATCTTCTATGTCTTTAGATGGGAAATATTTTCTCAATTCTTTTTTAGATGTTACCATATCCCCCTTATTATGTTTTTGGGATAAGAATCTTTTATATTTTTTAAAGTCAAAATTAGGTGTATTATCACCACCCGGAGTTCTATTATCATCAACGTAAGCTTCACCCATTTCCATTTCCTTTATTTTATTTATAAGGTGGTCAGCTTTATTTTCCAAAGTTTCATTAATAGATAAAAAATATCTTAATTGTTTTTTTATGTCTTTCATTGTTTTTTTTTTAATAAATATCATTTAGTGTTATTAACATACTCCTTGATAACCATATTTTTAATTGTATTTTTACTTATGTTATATTTTTGACTTAGTTCAGATATTATTTTATTAAGTTTACTTTCATTTGTAAAATTTAAAGACTTAATATCACCTTGATTACAATATGGAAATTTTTTACATTTTTTCTTAACCTGAACGAATTGTCCACCAGGTATTTGTGTTTTACTTTTACCTCTCCAATCCTTTTTACTTGTTGATTTAGCCCAAGCCGCAGGTGTGACATAAGAACCAGACGATGCTGAAGATGCCCCTTCTTTAAATTCTCCTTTGCTTGGTGTTTCAACAAAACTTCTTTTAACAAATTCACTATTACGGTCAAATGCTACTTTACCTATAAAACCTCCACCAGCACCTGATGCAGTTGCTTCTTTTGTTTCTTTTTTCTTTTTACCTTGACAATGAGCTTTTTGACTAAAACCTTTTGGATTGTTACAATCAATAGAATCTTTATATTTTTGACTCCATTTTTCCATCATATCTTTTTTAGTCATCACATTTGATGATTTATTATTCTCGGTTTTTGGTGTTTTACCAATTGAATATAATTTACCTATTGGTAAATTCATACTTTTTTTACCTATTAAATCTGTAATCTCCGATTTTTTAAATGTTTTTTTCATTTCTGGGAGTTCTTTTTTTATATTCTGATAATTCGTCATAACATCACCTCCGCTTTCTGGGAATTGACCTAGTAAATTACTGAATTCTTTATCCAAAGAATTTTTTAAATTTTTTGATATAGTATCCATTATGCTTTAAATGTTTCGTATCCACCTTCAATATTTTTTCCTCCTAAAGGTTTTCTTTCAATTGGAATTTTTGTTTTCTTTCTTTCAGAGATAATTTGATTCCATTTGGATTCAAATTTTCCAAAATAAACCATAACTTTATCTGTGATTTCTTTAAAGTTTTCATCTAATTTTAACATTGGTGTTATTTGAACCTCATCATCTTCTTCAGACTCAAATAAAAAATAGGCACTATCATTTGTAATAAATTTAAATTTAACACCTAAAGTATTTAAATATCCAGACCACTCAACTTTTTTTGGATATAATATTAATTCATCAAAATCAACAGCATCAGATACTTCATTAAAGAACTCATCCATAGTTTCTTTAAATGCAGTTTTTTCATCCTCAGTTAGTATTAATTCCGCATCAGTTTTTCCAACCACATACATCAAACCATTTAAAATTCTATAACCTTGAGTTTTTTCATCTTCATTTTTTATGTCCTCATCGTCATCTGTCATTCCTTGTTCAATTGATTTCGTTACATTTATTTTTTTTGTAACTGAATCATCTTCATTTAAAATTCCATATTTACTTCTTATTTCATTTAGTTCATTAATTGAACTTTTTTTTGAAAGTAACTCTTTTGAGGTTTTTAATAATTTTCTAATTTCATCGTATCTGTTATTCATATTCTAATTTGTTTCTAAATTTATCAAAATCAAAAGCTGGACTTATATCTGTATAATTTGAATCAAAATTACTTCTTGTTGCAATTCCTTCAAATATACTAATATTTTTGACCTTCGTATTATGCCCTATTAAATCTTTGTTAATCTTATTTTCTATAATTATTATTTTACATAAGTTAGATAAACTATTAACTTGTTCTTCTGTATATGGTTCCCAAAAATAATAGTCCCTCCAATGTCTTTCATATGGTTTACCTTTATAAATATCACCAATCCAATTAACATACTGATTTTCTAATGGTTGTTTTTCTAACCAACCAAAATTTTCCAAACAAATAGCAATTGAATTACGATTCATACTTATTTCCTTTAAATAATTGGTATGTTCAATATCATTTAATAATTGTAAAACTACCCCATTTTTTTTAATCACATAATTTGGAATCCTATCAAATTTTCCATTATGTCTATAACGTAAAGAAGCCAAATAATTCTCCACATTTCTACTTGTGTGTGTGAGAATTATTTGGTGTTTCTTCTTTTGTTTCCCCAATGGCTTAAAATCACCATATTTTATTATATCCATTACATTCTATCTATAGATACATTTGGTTTGGTGTATGTCAGTTTTGATGGACGTATAGGTTTTGGTTGTTCTACTTTTGGTTCAAGAGGTATTGGGACTATCTTATCTTCAACTTTTTCATTTTCAATTTTTTCCAACTCATTTAATACTTTCTCAGTAATTGTTGGGTCACCATATTGGTCTAACCAATCCTCAATCATTTTAACTTCTTTTTCTTCATTTAACAATTGAGGTTCTTCAACGACTTCTTTTTTCTTTCTACCTCGTTTTGTTTTTGGTTTCTCTTCTTCTTTTTCCAAAGTCTCCAAATCCATCAGTGAAACAATTTCCAAATCTCTATCGTTTTCAATAATCTCTTCTTTAGGTTTCTCATATTTCACAAAGAAGTGTAATGAAGTTAAAGATATAATTGGAAGTAATCCACCACCCAATATTGCCAACCATCTTTTGTGAGCGATTATATCTGTTGGTTCTGTTCCAAACACTTCAAATATTGGTGATGTAAGTTCAACCCAGGCTTTAAATAAATCTCCAGTTGGGTCAATCTCTTTATATGAATAGAAAATATTCCCTATCATTTGAACGAATGTTACCAATCCGAACATGAACCACACCCCACCTTTAATCTTCTGTGTGGCGGCAATCAGTGCTGTTATGGCACCAATCTCAATTGCTACTGATAGATAAATCGCCCAACTGAATGGGTTTGTTATATCATACCACGCAACAACGTGAGATATTGATATTCCTGCAACCAAAAAGATGGGTACAAGGAACATTGAACGAATGGGGTTTTCTTTAATCCAAGTTAGTAAGTTCTTCATTATTTTGTTTTTTCATTTCAATATACATAATATATCCATCATCATCAATATAACCAGAGTCAATTATTTCCATTCCACATTTTTCGGCAATTCTAGGAAATCTCTCCTCAATTATTTTATCTATAACTTTAGATTTTTTTAATCCCTTATATTGTGGTTTTTGGAATGCTGCTTCCCAACAACTACTCACCCAACCTTCCCAAAATACAATTGATTTACCTTTATTTTGAATATAAACTTGGTCATCATAACCATCCCAATCATCCAATAACATATCATAATCAGGTTCTTCTGTATTATATTTAGGATTCTTTTTAAGTTTTTGTAGAAAGTCTTTAATTAACTCCATTCTGATTTTGTCAGACACTAGACAACCCCCATATTCAGGGTTGTCTTCTCTAAGTTGAAATCTGTTAATTTCTTCTAGTTGTCTTTCAGTGATTATTATTCTCATTTGTCCAAAACCTTCAGTTCTTTATCAATTTCAATTTGTCTTTGCAAGTCCATAATCTTTCTGTCTGTTGATTGAATCATTCTTTTTTCAGATTTCAATCCTTCAACTTTTATTTCTTTTTTTAACTCATTCTTCAATGTTTTGATTTCAGTTTTCAAACTATCAAATTGGTCACTTATTTTTTTCTCACTTCTTCTTTTACTCATACCACTAGAACAAGTGCTGGTTACGATTAAGACAACCAAAATTATTAATCCATATTTTTCAATAAAATCTATTACTTTTTTCATATTTCTTTATGTTATAAATATTAGTTTATTTTTTATTGTTAACATTACATCCACTCAAACAAGTCACTAGATAAGTTTCTCAACTTTCTCAATGATTTTTCTTTTATTTGACGTACTCTTTCTTTCGTAAGATTGAAATCCCCACCAATATCTTCCAATGTTCTTGGTGAACCTGTAAGACCGAAATAATCTTCAATAATGGTTTTTTCACGTTCATCCAAACAGGTCAACAATCCAAGTAGTTTGGTTTTAAGAATGTCTTTGGTATTAAATGCTTCATCAGGCATATCTGCTTCATCATTCTTCAACACATCAAATAGTGTATCACCTTCTTCATTGATATCCATATCAAGGTCAATCATTGATGGTAACCCCACAAATCTTTCATCCAGTTCACCACCTCTTTTATCAACCTCTTTCTTGGCTCTATGTAAATCTTGAACAACATTTGTTGGGAGACGAATTGTTCTTGCATTCTCATTAAGAGATTGTAGAATTGATTGTTTAATCCACCATACAGCATAAGATATGAAACGTAAATCTTTGTTCCAATCAAAGTTTTTGATGGCTTTCATAAGACCAAGATTACCTTCGGCAATAAGGTCGGGTAAATCCAATCCTTGATTTTGATATTGTTTGGCCACGGTAATCACAAAACGTAGATTACCCTCCAACAATTCTTTATTGACTTTTTCTCTTTCTTCAAGAGTCAAGGTGTCAGACTTCATAAGTTCTGCAAGTTCTTTCTCCCTCTCTGGGGTCATTACCTTTTTCTTTCTTATGTCTTTAAGATAAGATTGGATTTCTTCTTGATTGATTGGAATACCTGAATTTTTTTCTTTCATTTTATTTTGAATATTGTGTTAACAAATTTTTTTCATCAGCTGTAAGTGAACCCATACCACTAACATTAATCTTATCCAAAAGTTCATCCAAAGTTGGTACTTTAGGTTCACCGAATAATTTTTTCTTAATGTCAATTGATATTCTTTCCATTTTTAAATCATCAATGGGTTCATCCATACTCATATACATAGCATCTTGAACCATTTTTTGTTCTTCATCTGTGTACTCATCATTTGTCTTACACAAATCCGTACCAAATAGATGTTGTTCATACTCTTTTGGAAACCAATATGACATTTTGTCAGGTTTTATTGGGGTGAGTATAAAAGTTATGGATAAATCAGCCAAGATTGCATCAAACAAATTTTTAACCTTGTCAAAACCCAACTTGGTTTCAAAGGTAATCAAAATTGTTTGTTCACCATAAAAATATTTGATTGAGTTACCCACAGGTATTGAATCTCTAATTTCGGTTGCAAGACTTTGTGTGAACAATTCTTGTTTGTCGTGTTGGATAAAAACATTTAATAGGTACTTCATAGTTGTTTTGAATATTTGTTTAACAATTCTGTTTCTTTATTAGTCAATGACTTTAAACCATAACCAATTATCTTGTCCAAAAGTTCATTTAGTGTGGGAATTTTTTCTCTATATTGGTTACCTAGCAAACGTCTGAGTTTAAAATCTTTTCTACTATAACCTGGTCTCCAATCTATTTTTGGTCTTCTTGGTTCTTCATCTGGTTCTCTCATATTGTTGTTGTTTTTGTGTGGGTCAAAGATAATTTATAACTATGAATTTTCAAAATTTATTTCAATAAAAATCCAAGTTCATAAACAAGTGGTCTCATTCTATCTTCCAAGTTTTTGTATAATTGTCTAAACTCTTTGAATTCATCTGGGAAATATTCTTTCCAAACTAATTTAAGTTGTGCATATCCAGCATCCCAACTATTCAAATGGTTAGTATCATCAGCCATAAGATGTCTTTGTTTCATAGATTTTTCAACTAATTCAATTGCTTTATCTAATACAAGTTTTGCATCAGGACTAAGTTTGTTGTAAATGTCTTGTTCACCGAATAGTAATTCATAAACATATCTATTGTTACTAGTTCTTGCATCATTGTATAACTCTGTGTAGTGATTGTCATTTGCTAAATTTAACATTCTTTGTTTTGACATCCAAAAGAATTCATTCTTAATATCCCATAACTTTTCTTTGTATATTACCTGTCTTAAACTAGATTGGTAGGAATGGATATGAAATAATGATACAACTATACTATCGTAACTAAATTGATTATATTTTGGATGTTCTTCGTTAGGTGAAAGATATTCATCTTTTGAGTTTATCCAAGTTTTATTAATAATTTTTCTGGCGGTAAACAAATTACAACATTTATTGAAATTATTATGTAATATAGATAAACCATGCCCATTGTAAAATCCGACACCCCAAAGTGCTACTTGTTGTGAGTTTTTATCAATACAATTAGCACCATTCAAAAAATAACCCAATGAGTTATCTAAATACGAACCATTTGGTTTTTCACCACTATAAACTTCAGTACTATTTTTCATTTGTGGTAGTTCAGAATTGGTTTTTAATTTTTTTATTTCCTCTCTTACCCAAGATGAAGCAGGTTTATGGTTATCTAAATTATACAATTCTTTTGTACCAAATTTTTCAATTTGAAAATCGTCATTACTATCTAATAAATCTAAAAGTATTTCGTTGTAATTTTTTTGACTACTAAAACATAAGAAATTAATCCCCCAATCACTAGCAACATCAGAAAAATGACTTGCTTTAAATAAAAAACCTTTTTCGTAATTAAAATAATTAAAAAATTTATTTCTAAACTCTTTAAAAGAAGTTCCAGTTAAAAAAAGAGAAGGTGAAAATAAACAAAGATTTATGTTATTGTTTATTTCTTTCAATTTACAAATACCAAAAATGAATTGTGCATATAAATTTTGAGCAGACTTACCCCACCCTTCAAGTAACATTAATTCATTTTGTTTAGTTTTAGATGTGTCTTTTTTATCAGTTTCACCAAAATTGGCTGAACTAGCATATGGTGGATTTATCAAAATAATAATTTTCTTTCCACTTTCAATAGCATCTTTCAAACCTTTCGGTAACAAATCATATTCATCATTCAAAAAATCAAATTGAAACTTGACAGCTTCAGGATTGTAACCCATTTGTTCAGCAGTTTGTATATCTGAGTAATTTAAAGTTGAGACATATAGTTCTTTAAATTTAATTCCCCTAGTTAAATTACCTGTACCCCAAGCTGGATCCCAAACAACATACTTTTCTTTCCAATCCTCACCAAATACCGATGCAATGTATTCATATGCTTTTTTTACCCAAGACTCAGGTGTAAAAAACTCACCTTGTTTTCTTCTAGTAATGTCTTGAATTAATCTATCAACAACTGCAGTTAATTCCTCTTTTTGTGTTGGTGTATAATTATGAGAAAAGTGACTAAAAAAAGATGTAAAAGCTTCCTTAGATTTAACACTAATTTCGTTAAAAGATTTAGTAACTATTGTTTTTCTTTTAACAACAGGATGTAAGTAATTTTCATCAGGATTAATTAACAATTGTACGAATAAATTAGCCAATTGATTTGTATTCAAGATATGTTTGCCTAATACATTTTGTTCGAAATAATTGAATACCCCAGTTATATTATATGGTGTTATTGGTATTAATCTTGTTACATTTTTAGCTAAATCTTTTATTTTTTCAACAACTGAATCTATTTGGTCAATAGAATAAATAAAAGGAGCTATTTTATCATTTTGCATTAACATATTGTGTAACTCAACTTGTTTATAAGCTGAAGATGCCGCAAGTTCCCAATTAATATCCAAAGAAAGGTATTCAAATATTGTATTTGTATGGATTAAAAACCACTCGTTTTTATCTGCCAATAGTAAAACATTTGGTAACATCAATCCATTAAGTTCAAATTTTTTAACATAATAGATTGCTTGTATTAATACATCAACTTGATTAGATTTATCTCTTAAATCAACATCTTTTTTGAATTCACACAATAATTTAATACCGTATTTTTGTGAAACACCATAACCATCACATTTGAATGGTGATGTAAATACCATATCAGGTATTTTTGTTGAAATGAATTGTCTGTAACTACTATTAACATCCATTTCATCTTTTGATAATGTTAGTTGTGTTATGGTTTGACCTGTTAAATTTCTCATAATTTTTTTATTGTTTTACGTTACTAATATTGTTTTCTTTAGATATTTTAACCACATTGTCCGCCCAATTACTTACAAGTGGATTATGGGTAATAACGAATATCTTTTCAAAATAGTTCTTGATTTTAATAAAAAATTCACCAACCATATCCAAATTCTCATTTGATATCTTTCCAAACACCTCGTCAAACACTATGATATTAGGTTTTGGTAATGAACTAATCTTACTCAACACCGCTCTCAATGCTAATGATGCTATGGTTCTCTCATAACCCGATCCTGATGACATAAGTTTCTCAACTTGGGTATTATTATCAATCATTAAAAATTCAACCTCATTCTTATCATTAATATTAATCTCCAATCTAAAATGACAACTATCTTCCAACAACCTCTGTAACTCAGAATTCAACATTGGAATCATTGTTTTCATTATTGTCTTAGATATTCCATTCTTTCCAAAGATTTCCAAATATAACTTATATATTTTTTCTTTTTCAGATTCTTCCTTAATTTTTTCAATCTTTTGAAGATTATCTTTAATCTTATCTTTCAGACTTTCAATTTGATAATTGTTAGAATCAATGATTCTTTGTACAGATACTTTTTCCCTATCCAATTCATCAATTCTCAGATTGGCTTTGATAAGTTGGGTTTCAATTTTGTTATTGGTGGATATTTTATCCTGTAACAAATTGAATTTTTCCAACTTATCTTCCAACCCTTTGATTTTCATCTCATAACCCTCAATTGTAAGCTCATATTTTTCTTTGATAAGTTTGTTTTTCTCATACTCATCAAATTCTTTTTTCAATAGAACATACTTAGCTTCTCTGTCTATTATATTAGACATTAACCCCTCAAATTCGACTTTTTGACTATTATAATAGTCAAGTTCTGCTATCTTGTTTTGAGTTATTGATGCGGTTATTAATTCAATTCCACAATGTTCACATTTAATTCCCCCATCAACTGAAGACTTTAGTTCTTCAATCGAATTGATTGTTTGTTCAACTTGAACAATCTTTTTGTAGTATAGTTTGTGTTCATCTTTTATCCAATCGTGTTCTTGTTCCGAGTAAAACTCTGTAGGTTCAACTACTTTAAGTTCTTTTAATTGTCTTTCAACACTTTGTTTTTGGGTTTTTATTCCGATGATTTCACTTTCAACACGTTCAGGAACAATATTTGAGATTTCAACATCAATATCCGTGTGTTTGGATTTTAATAATCCATCTCTATATTCTTGTCCTTTGATTATTCTGTTTTGAACATCAATAAGATTGTTTTGTTGGGTTATATTATCTGTGGTTAATTCTTGGATTCTTGAATTATAACCATCATTATCTGATTTCAATTTCTCACTAGAATATACATTTGACAACATTGATTTTGAGAAGTCAGAATATATTTCTTTTGCAAGTTCTTCTTTCTTTTTGAGAAAGTCCAACCCCATAAATTTTGATAATACTTGACCTCTTGCTGTTGGTTTGGAGTCAATCAAATCTTCAAGATTTGTTGCTGTTGTTAAGATTGTCATCAAGAAATCATCTTTTGTTCCAATTGATGTTTTGATGAAATTCTCTGTTTCTCTCCTTTGTTCACCAGTGAAGTTTTGTAATGACCCATCGGATAATTTCTTATAAAAATCCAATTCGGTTTTTACATTCCAGGTATCATCTTTCTTCTTCTTTCTTTCAATGTTTCTAATGATAACATATTCATCCCCATCAATGATAATTTCACCTTTTACGTGGACTTTATCTTGAGTTGAGAATCTATTAAAGATTTCTTCAGCTTTTGTTGTCTTGGTGGTTTCATTGAAGAATAGGAATAACAATAGGTCAACGGTTAAAACTGTCTTTCCACCAAAATTTGGTGGGTCTGATTCAACAACCGATATTCCATTACATTTTTCAAAATCTATTTTTTGATTTTGTCCATAAGATAAGAAATTGGAGAATTCAATATTTTTGATATACCATTTTTTGAATGGGGTAATATCTTCATCTGTCAATAATCTATTATCAACAATTCTATCTAGATTAAAGATTTCATCCGATAATTGATTTTGATTTTTGGAATCGAGATATGATTTTACCAATTCATATTGATAATTTTTATCCAAGATATTAAAGGAAACATCAACCGAGTGATTGGTTGTTTCTGATATTTTTGTTTTGGTAATTACATTAACATTGGTTGAATTGTATTTTTTTTGGAAGTAATGTTTGATGCTCTTTATTTTTTCTTGTGTAAAGTTTTCAGCATAATCTTCCCATATTACCTGGATGTATGGATTATCAAACTTGGTAAAATCTATATCTTTAATCATATAATTGTAATTGTATTCTATTGGTGGATTGAATAAATCCATTGTGAATTTTTTAATTGATTTTGGGGGTGAGTTGTTTTGAGGTGTGTATATATTTTAGTTATGTTTAATTGTTCGTTCCTCACAACTACACTTCGTTAAACATAACAACAAATAAACACAATATTACATTGCTCCGTTGTCAGTTAGTGTTTTAACAATTAGTTTATCTTCTTCTAATTTAAGTTGTGAATTAATTTTAAAAATATCTTGTAGCAATTCAGAAGATTTCTTTTCTGTTATACTATCATTTACTTTTAAAACTTCAACTAAATGTTCAATTTTGTCGTTTCTTTGTTCAGTTAATTCATTCACATTAACTAAATCTTCTTGTCTAAATTCTACTGTTTTCATATTTTTAAAATTAATTTAATACTGTGTTTATTTGCAACCATTATAATTAATTTATTTTTGATTTTGAATTTCTTTTATAATCAGCATATAATTCTTTTTTCAATTTTATCTGAAAAGAAAAATAGGTCTTTAAGAAATCATCTTCACCAAGCATATTATTTATATGTCTAAATTTAAACTCATTATTTAATAATGAATTTTTCTTTTCTTGTTTTTCAAAATAAACATTATCTTTTTTCATATTATATTTTTTGCGGGTGAGTTGTATTGAGGTGTGTATATATTCTAGTTAGCGGTAATGTTGAAAAGACAGCGTATCGCCAGCATTGAACCTACCAACGCTATCCACAAACCAAGTTCCTTTCATATTCAAATCCATTTTATCAATAGGCTCGACTAAGTAAAGACTAGTTCCTTTTGTTTTGTTAGTTTGAATTCTTTTTACTACAAATTTTGATTGGCTATTAGGGAATTTAGTTTCTACATCACAAGAAGAAAACACTACTGCTAACAACACATAGGCAAAAAAGGCGTTCAGTTTTCTATTTACCATTTGTTTTAATTTTTAGAACACTCAGAAATTATTTCAATTTCATCTCCGTGGGTTTGAGTATCAATAGCACCCACCATTGTAAGTCCACATTGATACTCCATTTCCCATACGTGAAGAGAATTGTCCTCTCGTTTTATTTCAGACCCACATTTTGGACAATTATCAAATTCAATTTTCATTTTGTGATTCAGGTTCAGTATTGGTTTCCAATTCACTTGGGTCAACAACTGAAAATCCAAGTTCTTGTCCACCTAGGGTAACTTTCAATTCGTTTTCCAATTGTTCGTTTTCAGTTAATTTTGCTTGATATTCTTTTAATTTTTGTTCCAACAATTGTGTGTATTGTTTTTGGAATTTTTTCTTTTCTGCAGCAATTTTTTCATTTCTTTTTGCGACTTTTTTCCTGTGTTCTTTTTTAGCCTTTCCCATCTGTAATATTAATTATTTGTTTAGTTATTGAATATGCTTTTAAATGTTGAATTATTGTTTCAATATTTTGGTCAACGTGATAGAATTCATTAGGATTCATCGTTGTTATTTCAGTTCCATTTTCTCTTGGACTTAATGACAATATCATTCCTGGATTTATATAAATCGGTTCATCATTGATTGTGAGTTTTAAAAGTGTCATCATAGTCCCTTCTTTAAATTAACTTTTTTTATTTCATTAATAAGTTTAACCCACCCAATACCTTGACAATAAGAATATCCAGCATCTTTACATTCTTTTGTTTTTTCCTTTGATTCATCATTTTGGAATTCAATAGGGGCAACTTCAGCTTCCCATATTATTATCCAATCATCACAATCAGTTTCGGCCATATTTTCAAATGGAGTTAAATAATGGATGGGTTTATCATTACCCTTCATTGTGTATTCATAAACTATCATTGTCTTGTAAATTTTAAATTGTTAAGTTAAGATAATATAGAAAATCAAACTTGGATTGTCAAATCTCATTTAATAATATTAATCTCAGCTTCAGTTACAATAACCACCCTTGCACCACAAGATAAGATTGGTTTTGCATCACATCCCTCACCACCATATATAATCTTACTAGGTCCCAATATTTCAACCTCATTACAATAGGTGTTCTTTTTACCTTGTTTGATTGTTATAACAGGTAAATCCGTTCCTTTTGTTTTATTTGAACGGATGTGATGTTGATTAACGTGAATGTAGGTTTTCATTCTGTTTTTACTCTTTTAATAATATCTTTCATTCTTGAGAATACTTCCATACCAATAGGAAATGACATCAATGAATTTAAGAATTGGCTGATATAAGCATACATTGATATTGCCTGACCTTGAGTCATTTGGAAATTGAAGTTTGTAAATATTATTAAAGATCCCACCAAGAATATACTTTTGGTTATATTCAATGATGCCCAATTTCTACCTTGTAATGTTGATTGTAATATTATTACTCTTGCTCTACGTTTATAAAATGTCTCAATTACTTCATCGTCATTTGATTCCATTGCACGAGTTTTTTGTTCGTAGTGGGTATGTTCAACTTTTGTAACCTGGTCAATCTTACTATAAAAAATATAAACAATTATTATGATTGGTAAGATACAACACATTGCAATTAAACCTGTAATCCAACTCTGATAGAATATAAAAAATAAACTACCAAATAAACTCATAAATGACCATAAGAAATAATAAAGTCCATGTTCCAAGAAATTTATAACATAGTTGGATAAATCGGTTCTTGCAACTTTAACTGAGGTGTCAGCATCTTTATTATTCTTTAAGAATTTAAAAATTAAATCATTATAAATTTTGGTATATATCTTGGTGTCAAATACCATTCTTCTATACATAAAAAAATTATGTAATAATTCTATAATCAAGAATACAAATAACCAAACATAGTTTTTATTCAACAATCCATCAATTGCTTTTCCTAGAATAAAAGGCTCAACTAAAAACAATAGTTGAGCTATGAATATATAAAAGTATATCATTAATAAAGAAAACTTATATTCCTTTATTATCCCATAAATGTATTTCATTAATCTAAATCTTATTTTGAATTTTCAATTTTTGATAAGTATCTTCTGTTATATAACCAGTTTCACCATCTGGTGCCATTATAATATAACCATTTTCCAATTCTTTGACAACTACAAATGTATTCATAATTTTAATTTGTGTCTACTATTATATTAATAAACTCTCCAACTAATTTTTTATATTCTTCTTCTATTTCCCCAAACAATGGAAATAAAACATATTCATCCCCAACAACTGAACCATAAACATTAACAGAAACTAAATTATTAGCTATTTTATTAATTTTTATTTTATCAACATCCCTAATTAATTTAGCAACTTCTTCATTAAAAAGACCAAAAAAACCAAAACGTGGTTCTTTTCCCACTATTAATTTCAGTTCTTTTAAAATTCTATTAAAAATAAGTTCTAAAACTTCTTTTTTAAGTCCAAATCCTTCTGACATTATTAAAGCTAATTGTACATTATTTGGTTGATATGAATTAACTAAACGTTTTAATTCGTTTAGTTCAGATTCTTCTCTCAATATTTTTTTTATAATATTTCTCATTGTGATTTTTATCAAATAAATATTGATTAATTTGACAATGGAAAATATATTTTAGGGTGTGATTGATAGTTTTCAACCTTGAATGTAATGTCTGGGTCTAATGTATTCAATACTTCATCTAACTCTAACAAATGCCAATTCTCATTACCTGAATTAATCTTTAATGTTGGTAGGGGATATGGTTCTCTTGTTAATTGTTCTTTAACACCATCAACTTGATTTAAGTAGATATGTGTATCTCCCAAATTCCATATAAGTTCATCTGGAACCATATTAACCATCTTACCAATTATTGTTAATAGTAGTCCGTAAGAGGCTATGTTGAATGGTAATCCAAGTGGTGTATCTACTGAACGTTGGTTCCACATTAAAGAGATTGCTCGTATTGGGATATTAGCTCTATCCCAAGATTCTACTGTGATTGGTGAAATAAATTCTGAATCGTGATTTGCTAATTTTCTCCTCTCTTCCAAACTCAACTCTCTTGTATAAACTTGAAAATCTGTATGACATGGTGGAAGTGTCATTTCTTCAAGTTCTCCAACATTCCAAGCTGAAACTTTATTACGTCTTGAATCAGGATTTGTTTTAAGGTCGTTGATTAGGTTTGCGATTTGGTCTATAACTGTTTGGTCAGCCTCATCATAAATGTTTTCGTATGAACCATCTGTCGATAGATACATTTTCTTTTTATTCCAACTTCTCCATTGCTTACCATAGATGGGACCTAATTCACCGAGATTATACTCTTTATAATGTCCATTTTTTATAGCAATGATAAAGTCTTCCATTTCAAACTCATTCAATCCAGATGAATGAGGGTATTGTTTACTTTTAAATGATTTAAACGCATCCCCATCCCAAATATGACAGCCATTATCAACAAGGTATTTGATATTTGTATCACCCCTTAAAAACCAAAGGAGTTCGGTTACAATACCTTTAAAATACATTTTTTTGGTAGTTAATAATGGAAATCCATCACTCATTCGATGACGAATTTGTCTACCGAATACTGAGATAGTTCCTCCATTTCTTGTTTCTTTTGTTACTCCATTATCAAGTATGTCTTGTAGGAGTGCTTGGTAATCTTTATCTAGTTTGTTCATTTTATTTTATTTTTCCATTCGTTATGAGAAACTATTTCCATTCTTGGGTCTTGCCAATTTGTAAAGGCAACAGCTAAGGCACTACCCATATCAAATCCAGTTTCTGAAAAAGAAAATAGATGTTCACCATTATTATCATAAATGTTATACACATCTACCGTACTATGTGAATGAATGTATAAGTATTTTTCTTCAACTGAACCATATGGTCCCTCTGATTCATATTTTATTTTTCGGTATTGACTGCTCATTTTTTTTTAATCCATTTGCTTTTAATTGGTGAGGCTACATCCCATTGAGAAATGCAGTAGTGTGTGGATGTTTCCCAACTAACCCATTCTATTAGTTTATCTAGTTTATTCATACTAATCTATTGTTTCGTTGTTATGTTAATCATATCAGGTAAATCTTTCCCATTACCCAACTCTAATAATTTAAAGTATTTCTCATCACCAATTATTCCATCAACACTCCATTCTGTCTTCACTCCGTTTTCGTAAATAGGTATTGAATATGTATCTTCTTTACTCATATAAATTTGGATTATTTTCTAAAATGGTAGCAATTGCTCCAACTATTTCTTCTGGTGTAAATGAAGTTTTCCAATCACATTCTTTGGTAACTTTATCTATCCACTCCATATAGAGTTTATATAGTTCTTCTTTATTTATTTTCATAACTTAGTTATTGTTTGGTTTTAATTCGTTTTTGATTATTTCTACCATCTCATCCAAGGTAATACCTTTTTCATCCGCTTGTTTTTGGATGAACTCTTCTGAAAGATGTACGTAATTAGCTTTAGGTGTTCTATCAATTTCTTGAGATGCTTTTAGCAACTTAGATAGAAGTGTTTTTTGTTCGTTATTCATGGTTCATTGTATTTAATTCTTTATAAGTCTTTTATTGTTGGATATGGTGTAATTGTAACTTCACCTGTTTGAGAATCAATTATTCCTGAACCGTATTCAGTACTTATCAGCCTATTTGGTTTGATTTCCTTGAAGATTTTTTTATATTCTGCTGATTCTTTTGCTTTATTTTTTAATGTGACATTTAGTAATTTCATTATATCTCTAGTGAGAGAACCTGCTGTTTTAGTTCCATCAATATTCCACTTAATAATAAGTGTTTCAATTTCTGAGTAGAGTGATTGTTTATTAACAACATTATGTTCTATGTCAAGTTTCTCTCTTTCTATCTCTTCAACTTTTAGTATTTTACAATCTTCAACGTTAGAACATTCTAACATTTCTTCCTTCCACTTTTTTAAAGTTTCAAAATCGGTGGTTTCTCTATAACCAATAGTATAATGGTCATTTCTTTCATCTAAGATGAGACCTATGTATTTTTCTTTATTCATAACTTTCTATTGTTTAATCTTTAAAGGTTCCTCCTCCGAACGATGGAATATACAGTATTCTGAGTGCAGTGGTTTCGGCTTGCTCTTGAGTATAACCTTTATCTAAGTACTTTTGAATTAAGTCGTTCTTTATTTTAAATTCTTCTTTAATGCTGGTTTGAAATTCTTCTACTGAAAGTCCCTGGGACTTAGCCATACTTTCAATTGAATATCGGTCAGACAGGCTTCTTTTTGGTGAAAATTCTTCATTCATAACTCGTTATTGTTTTATGGTTGTATCTTAATGAGATTGCTCGTTTAGGTATATTATTCTCGTCATATTGGTTATGTGTGAATATGTTACCTGCTGGATTATGTGTATTATCCCAAATTGTTGCTCTCTCTTCCAAACTCAACTCTCGTTCTTCAATCTTTAATCTCCACTTTTTAGAGAACTCTGTATTGGATGTATAATGTTTACTTAAGTGTTCTATTTCTTCTTTGGAGCCATATTGGAGGTTTCTATATTCTTCTCTCCACTTTAAGGATAGTGCATCCTCAGTTTTACATTTATTGATGAATTCTTCTTGTGTATAGTGGGTATAATTTGGATAACCTGAGTTAAATTCAATCCCATTTGATTTGAAATTTTTTTCTCTTTCCGAGAAAGTAATAGAACCTACCAAAGTTTTCGTGTAATTCTCGTATGCTGCATCCAATAATTCTTGTTGTTCTTTATTCATAACTTTCTATTGTTTGTTTCCAAAGTGTGATATATCGTATGATTTAATTTCATTTAATTCAACAGTGTTGTCACTTTTAATTTCACCAATTGCTCTTGATGAAACCCACACCGTTTGTTTTTGATTAAGCATTTCGTTTACCTTTTTTGAGGCATCACTATCATTAAATTGAATGGTCTTTCCTTCATCTGTTGTGTATCCAACAATCTCACCATTGTATTTTACAGGAATTTCTTTATTCATAACTTTTTATTGTTTTATCGTGATATGTTATTGTGATTAGTCGGGTTGGGATATTGTGAAAATTTAATGTTTCTCTAAGAACAGGAAAGAAATTAGTGTCTACATTTGTTTTCTGTTCGTATAATTTTGCTCTCTCTTCCAAACTCAACTCTCGTTCTTCAATGGTTAATCCCCACTTTTCAGAGAACTTAGAATCGGTTTTACATTTGTCGATGAAGTCTTCTTTTGTTAATAACTCAATCAAAGAAACCTTTAATCGTTTACCTTGACTTCTCAATTTTTGAACTTTTTCTCTCTGAATTTTCCTTTGCCGAAGGATTTCCTTTTTATAATTCTCATAAACCTCATCCAATAATTCTTGTTGTTCGTTATTCATAACTTTCTATTGTTTTATCGTTGTATTTTATTGTGATTAGTTTGGTGGGTATTCCTCTTTCATTACATGGTTCGTGAACATTGCCAAATTGAAACTCTTTCCACATTCCTTTACTCTTACCTATATTCATTCTCTCTAGTTCACTCAACTCTCGTTCCTCAATTTTCAATCCCCACTTTTCAGAGAATCCTTTGTCGTTTTTACATTTGTTGATGAACATAAATTGAGTCATTGGGTCTGTATCAAAAGAGTATTCTTCAATTAGTGTTTGATTTTCAAATGACTTACAATAATTCTCATAAACCTCATCCAATAATTCTTGTTGTTCTTTTTTTGATAACAATTCCTTCCAAAATTCATCACTTGTCATAACTCTATTATTTTTTAAATCGGAGAGCCCCCTTTCAAGGGATTCCAATTGTTTCTCATTTAATGAATCAAAATCTTCCATATTATTTTTCACCTGGGTTTAATAATCCTTTACCATATTTTTCAATTCTTTCATTGTATCTAATCTTAACTCTTTCCGAGATTGGAATTGGATAACCTTCTTCATCAATTCTAACAAACTTGATATTAGTTGAAACAACAACCTCTTGTTTACCAGTATAAACATTATGTTTTCTAACTTCAATATATAAAGTTATGGAAGTATTACCAAATTCCAAAACTTTGCCATATATTTTTATAATTGTTCCAGCTTTAACTGGATTCTTAAAAACCAATTCATCAATTTTAACTGTCACCATTCTTGGTGTATCACATATCTGAGCGGCATAAGCACCAGCACTTTGGTCAATCAAACCAAGTATTGTTCCACCAAATATATTATCGTGAACACCAGTGTCCGATAATTTACAAATATAAGTTGTTATTAGTTCCATTATAATTTAATTGAAATGTATATTCCTTTGTACCATCCAAACATTTCTTGTTCAAATGTTTTATCATTATCAAATTCATCCATATTGATTTCCATTTCAATGAACTCACTTTCATTGGGAAATCTCACCAATTTTTTCTCCATTATAATTATTTTTTTTAACAATGTCAAATATATATTTTCCAACATTGGGATCAACACAATTTCTAATAATTTGGTCTTTCCTATGTTTTAATTTAAACACCCTCAAATCAAAATAACCCTTCTCTGAACTTCCCCTCTCATTATGGGTCAAACCATCCTTAATATCAATAATTGGAATATCAAAGTTTGTCCAAAATAAATGTCTCCCCAATTTCAATGATGGTTTAACAAATGGTTCATAATAGGGTTTAACATTCTCAACAACAAACTTTATATTGGTATTCTTTGTGAAGTTTTGTAAGAAGATTATCTCCGCCCATAATTTCATATCTGGCATTACTGAATCATAACTTCCACCCTTGCTTGCCATCATCCTAACTTTGCTATGACTTTGACAAGGGGGACTGCTCCATATAAAATCAAAGTTTCTCCAATTCTTTGCAAGATATTCGTGGGCATCATCAACAATAACATTATCATTGGGGAAAAAATGTTGATATACATTTGCGATTTCTTCATTATATTCAACCGCTGTTACTTCAACATCTTCCCAATATTTTCTATTCCCACCAATACCAGCATATAAATTCAATACTTTCATAATTCAGTTTTTGTTTGTGAATCCTTATAGTTGGGTCTTTTAAGTGATTGAGTACTAATCGGTTATGGCGACTTACGTATATATTCTAGTTATGCACAATTTAAAATTTTCTTAACAGCTTCGTACATCAAATGTTTCCTTTCGCTGTCATAGTCAAATTCCATATTCGACATATTTTTAATCCTTGAAATTTCATCCACTATTTTTTTAACATCAGGAAACATTTTTTCGGTTTCCGCAATTTCTCTGTCTATTCGTTCTGAGTAACTTTCCATAATAAAAATTTTAAACTGTTCGCTTCGCTGCATAACATTGTGTATATGCCATGCTTTGAAAATTATAGCCGTTAATAAATCTTTGTACTTGCACGGCATATACACAAGTACCATTAGGTTCAATCATTAATTTGTTTTGAGAGTTTTTGTATAATTTGAATCAACTCCCATTTACTTTTTTCTTCTAAATTATATGGATGGTATTCACCCCATTCTTTACTATCCACACAAATACCTAAACTCTTTTTACCCTTACAACCTTTGTGTGTTGTAATACCAAATCGTGAGCCATGAAAATACTCATTACATCCATAACAAAAATGTCCTTTACTTTCCATATTTATATTTTTTACAAAGGTAAAACAAATTAATGACAAAACCTAAGAAATGATAAACAACATTAAAACGATTGTTTATCATCGGACGTTAATATTTCCATACAAAGTTTTTCAGGTATTTTACTTCTTTCATAACTTCCTTTTCTACCTTGAGTTCCAGTTTTACTTCCCCTTGGTGCTGGTTGGTGATGACATTCAGTATTACCATTCTTGCAAACAGGTCTTGGTATCCAAGTTGTACTATTTGTCCATATATCAGTTGGTTTGGCTCTTTCATCACCATATTTGCAATACCATATTGTATGTCTTGTGAATTCTAACATCCAAGGCATCTTTCTTAACATACCCCTTGGATTTTCAATAAAGAATACCATATTTGGATTAATGGTTAACCATTGTTTTATCAATGAAATAAAATGTTGATTAACCATATCACATTTTTTTGCATATTCACTTTTGGGTTCAGTTCCGTTTCTGTGATGTGATATTGCCGCAATTGTATATGTTGTACAATCTGGTGAAGCCCAAACAATATCAGGGGTGAATGGAACATCTTCCATTGTTAATTCACCAATATCTTTTGATAAATTTATCCCCTCATATTGTTCCCAATCAACTGAAAATACTTCCATTCCAAGTGATTCTGCGGCTTTACCAATAGAACGACTACCAGCAAATAACTCTAAAACTTTTTTCATTTAGATGGTCTATTTTCTTCATAATATTCAACAATTGCATTAATCGCCCATACTGCTCCTGATGATAAAATACCATCAAAGAACCAAGAACCCCATATAGGTATTCCAAATAGTGTATGTATTGGAGAAAACACTACCAAACCTAAAAAGAACCCACTCCAAGTACTGAAACACATCGGACAGGATAATACCCCACTAATAAACTCAAATAAAAATCTAAGTGGGGTATGTGGATTATCACCCATATTTTTGAAGAAATCTCTTAGTCCTTGGAATATACTTCCATAAACCATAATGTTCATAAGTCCATAGGATAAAATGAACCAAGTTAAAATTTGAATTGTAATCATATTAAAATTTATTTTCTTTTATTGAGTTTATACCCTCCTCCAAAATATGACAAATTTTTTTCAAATCATCAATAGTGAAGTCAGTTAAATTAAACCACTCCCTCTCAATATTATGTTGTTTGAATCTAAAATGTAAGGCTTTTTCTAGTTGGGTGGGGTACTTTGACTCAAATTCAAGAATAACACTTAAATTTGGTGAATTCAACTCTTTAACCCTCTTTTGTACATCTCTTTTTGTGTACCCTATTTTAACTTGGTCAGAATTGTCTTTGACAAAGTAAACAAAGTCCCACTATTTTTAACTAAAAAAGATAGTGGGACTTTGTAAAAGTTAAATGTTAATTAATTTACTTATTTTCTAGAATAGTTTCAGCGATTAAATCATAATAAAAGTCACTAACTTCATCATCTTCCATTTCTTTGACCTCATCAAAACCTAAAGCATATAATAAATTACTCATTTCATTGTAATAATAAGGAATATCAATTGTACTTGGTAATCCTTGTAACCATTCAATTAAAGATTTTTTGGTCTTTAAATGTAATTTTTCAGGACTAGGATTTCTACTTAACCCTTGTTGAATGTGCCAACCATATTCATCCTCAAAAACATCATATAATTGACTAATTTTGTTATGTGGATTTTTATCCAAATTATAACCCTCAAAACTAATCCTATCTTCCAAAAACTTTTTAAGTTGATGATAAGGATTTTCTTCTCTAATTTCTTTTAAGATTCTTCTTATTAACTTTTCCATATGTTTTTAACTATAAATATGTTAATATGAAACTTCTTTATAATTTATTTCACCATCTTCATCAACACTCGCCAACCCAAGTGTTATTAGATTTTCATCTTCCAAATGACTGAGTGGAATATCATAATCACCAATCATTGACCACAGTTCATTGGCAATATCAATGTTTTCTTGAACTGGATTGTTTGCCAACACTTCGAATATTCTTTCAAATATTTCTGTACTTCTTCTATCTGCCATATTATTAATTTTTATTGTTTTTTAATCATCTCCTCCAGAATAGAAAATGTCTTGTATTTCAGCAACATCTTCAAAAGGTATAATATAAACTTTAGAATTTCGATTATTTATTCTATCGTAAACTAATCTATGGTGTCCATCTAATAACCAAAGTCTACCTTGTTTATCTTCAGATAATATTATATCAGATTCTTCATATATTTCGTCTGTAATGCTATCTATAAAAGATTTAGATACATATTCTTGAGTTGAGTAAATCTGTTTATCTTTATCTAATTCTTCTTTTGTGTATGGAAAATATTCTAAAGTATCTTCCCAATAATTAACTGCAGTATCATGAATATCAATCAAATATTTAGGAAATCTTTTTAGAACTTTAATTTTATAGTCCTTAGTTTTATCAAAATTACCAATTCCTTGCCTCTCTTTACCTATTTTAGTTCTTAAACTTTCTTCGTTTTCATTAACTACTCTTTTTATCAATCTAATTAAATTTGATTCAGTTAATCTTACAATTTTTTTCATAATATTTTTTTTTAATAAATATTATAAGTTATCTTCTTTATAGGTTTCACTTTCTGTAAACATTGAATTAGGATAATAATAATCTTCACTATTTACTCCTGCATTAAAAGCATCATTAATTTGTTGTTCAAAAAGTTTATTAGCTCGTTGAATTTCACCATTGTAAAACTCTAAAAATGATTTATCTTCTTCGCTAAATATCTGCTTAATTAAAAATTCTACTGCTGTCATAAGTTATTTAATAAATTTGAACCCTTCATAAACACAGCACCAGTATTGGATACCAATTTTTCAAGTTGTTCAATCTTGTTATTTAATTCAGTTATTGTTTTATCTTTCTCCCCAATCTCTTTTCTTAGTTTCATCAATGTCTCTTGCAACATTCCCATCTTATCATTTGGTTTCTCAACTTGCACAATTTTTTCCACTATCTTCTCAACTTCAATTGGAACTTGCACAATTTTTTCTACTATAACCTCATTTGGTACAAAAATTTTCGACTCAATTGGGACTTCTTTTATTACCTCAACAATGACTTCCTTTTCAACCTCTTTAATAATCTCGATGGGGACTTCCTTAATAATCTCCTTCTCAACATATTTGATAACCTCAATCGGAACTTCCTTTTCAATGTATTCGATAACTCTCTCATTATTTTCTCCTATTAATCCATATTTTTTTATATCAAATCCTTGTTTGAAACATTGTTGAAAAAACATCTCAACATCTTCAATATTGTTTAACTTACAATAATCAGTTAAATCTTTTTGATTTTGTTTGTTAAGCGTTAGTGAGTTTTTCTTTTCCATCAATTATATCTTCAAATGAATTTATTGCAAATTTAAGAAAAGGTTTTGGATTATCCAAATCAACAAATGAATATTCATCCTTAACAACATCATAAATTCCAAATCCGTGTTTCTTAATTGACTCCCCATAGTTCTGTTGGATAGTTGAACCTACTTGAATTATTGGAGTTTTGTCCAAATAAATAATTTGACGCTTGTGTATATCTCCGCATAGAACGATATCACATCCCTCAAATTTACTCACCTCATATCCTGTTTCAAACTTATATCCAATGTCTGTATATAAACCTATAATAGGTCCGTGAAACAATCCAATTTTAATGTTATTAGATTTCTCAATTGTTGGGGGAATATTGTGTTCAAATAAAGAATATACAACCCAATCAATATTCTCATCAACATATACACCTCTATCTTTGTAATAGACAATGTTATCATTATTCATTGATTCAATGATGGGGGTTAATGTATCCAATCTTGATAAATTATTTTCAAGCATATCGTGATTTCCAACAATGATGATTGTTTTTGCTATCTTGGAACATTCATCTAATGTCCATCTAACCATTTCAATAAGTTCTGGACTGACTTGGTTTTTACTATGGACTAAATCTCCACTGAAGACAATTCTATTAGGTTTAATCTCTTTAAATTGATTAAACATATCAATCAATATTGATTTGTATAAATCGTGGTCTTTTATTAATCTCAAATGTAAATCTGAGAAGTGACAGATTGTTTTTATCATTTCAGTTTTTGTTTTGAATTTCGTAATAGTTTCCCATTTTTACCTCTTAAATCATTGATTATTTGAGGTTTTAAAATAGGTGTTGATATATTATAGTTATATTCAATATCAAAAATTTTATGAGTTTATTATTTTTTGACCTCCCCAATCTGTTCCATCATAAGAAATGGTTTCCATTTTATACATATCAACAAAAACACCCCAACCCCATTCAGTTTGATAAAATACTTCATTATCTTTTAACTTATCAGTTCTCCATAAACTTTCATTTGATGTTTTTGTTTTTCCGTAATATTTTATTTCTCGTTTGTCGGTCAAAGAAAATTCAATCATTTCTCCATAACCATTCAGTTTAATCTTTTCTGGTAAA